CTGTACTGTAAAAAATTTATTTTTCAATCCTATTTTATTAGATCAGTTACAAATTTAGTAAGCTATTAAAACGGCTGGCAGGTAGTCAGTAAAAATATAAGCCCCCCAGTAAGGCAGAGCCACCCCCGTAAAATTTTAAAGGGGTATATAGCATCCCCCAAACATTGACGCATATAACAAAAAAATGGATTTGTGTATATCATAAATAAAAAAAGCCTGCCTCAAGTATTCATATAGACGGTATTACTATTTTGATTTAAGGAATATTTCTTTTATTTGTTGCATTGAGTATACTTTACCGTTTAGTGTATATCTAAGTTGGTAGTTTGGTGATAGTTTTTTTAGGTTGAAGCATCTGTGGTTTCTTTCGTATGGGAGGCGGTAAACATCTTCGCCGACTATTTTGTAGGGTATGTTTCCTACTATGAATGTTTGTTCCATTGATTAGTTAATATATTGTTTTATGATATTTATTAGTGATACATTTTGTTTTGTTATTTGGAATTTTTTGATGTTGAAGTCGAATTTGGCTATTTTGCCGTGTTGGTTTATGAATCTTTTGGTGGTGCATAGCCTACATTCTACGCAGCGATTCAGGTCTGATTTTAGCTGGTACTTCATTCTGTTTTTCTTGAACAGAAATAAAGGTTTTTTGCGCTTGCAGGTAAAACATCTTTTCATGATAGTTTATTTTTACATTTAAAGTTTATGTATGTTTCCTCAATAACGTAACTATTAATATCTTCTATGTTTATAAATATAGAAGATAAGCAGTCTATTATTGCTCCTACTCTATGTTTATCGTCTTCAAGTATATATTTTATATTTATCCAATCATTTATATCATTAGAATGGAATGAGGTAAATCCGTCCCGCGAAGTATAATTGTCTAAAAAATACTTTTCAGCTTCGTTATTATTTTCTTTAATTAAATCTATTAATTTATTCAAGTCAACTTCTACGGATATGTTTATTGAATCGTTGGTGAAGTTATAATATTTTGGAGATTGAATATTTTGATATGTTATTTTTATTGGAAAATACATATTAAGTTCTGATTCTATTTCGCTGACAAATCTTTTTGCTATTCTTTCTCTGTAATCAGAATAATCCCATTCAAAATCGTCATAATTAAGATTGGTATTGTTTTCTTCGTTGTACGATTCAATATCAAAATCTTCGTTATTGTATTCGTAAATTGTTCCATAAAATCCTGCGAATAATGGGGCATAAGTTTCAAATGTTTCCATGATAGTTAGTTTTTAGTTTCTGCAAATATAACAAATAATTTGTAATAAAATACAAATAATAAAAAAATAATTTATTTGATTATTAAAAATTTATTTTGTAATTTTGTATAATTAAAAATAAAAGAATATATTTGTGATATGGACATTGAGAGAATCCAATGGTGGATAGAAGCTGAATCAATAAAGAAGAAGATACGCGCGGATAGGGAAAGGGCGGAGAAAGAAAAATTATTTTGCGAAGAAACTAAAACAAAAACAAATGATAAAGACGACAAAACAGATCACGAAGATCAGGCTAAAGGATGATGGCTTGAAGGGCTTGGAGGTTACTTATATGTATCCGCAAGAGAAGGACAATTTGATATGGAACAATGAGCATATCGAAAAGAGGAGGCATCCTATACACACGGGATTGGAGAACTCTATTAATGACTTGAGGAATTTCCTGTTGGAGTTGTGTGGATATTATAACGAAACGATTTCTGTTATGCACAAGGATTATCTTATTGAGGAAACTAAGATAACGGAGATTGTTGTTAATGGGACTACATCGTTTAAGATTTCTGGGGAGATGAGAACATTGGGCGACAAGTTCATTAAAGTATCTACTCCTGATGTTGAGGCTGCTGATGGTTACGAACACTTTGAAACTGTTTTGAAGGTAATTAATACGGTAGTTGAGGAAACTCATGAGTACATGGCAGGAAAGAAGAAATTGGATGAGGCAGAGTTCTTAAAGAAATTTGCTAAGTTAAAGAATGACGATGTACTTATTAAGGAGTTCAAGGATATGAGTAATAAGGAGAAGAGAGATAAATGTACGGAGATATTGGAGAAGATGGGAGCTGTTGTATTGATTAACGACGAATTGGAAATTGACGATGTTAATGTTCAGATTGAGAATGTTCAGTTAGAGATAATTGAACCTGTTGTGTTGGATAGCAATAACGAAGTTGTGGTTCCCGAAACAGAAACAAACAATGAGCCATTGATTATACCAGTAACTCCTACTGCATTTAAAGCCCCTGCTTTCTGATGAAGTTATTTGAACCAAAAGTACAATTAGAACCGATAGAGCACAAGTATTACAACTTGGTTACGGGCGATGAATATACAAGTGTCAGTAAACTGTTGGGTGGCTTGGGAACTAAGTTTGATTCCGAAAAGGTATCAGCTATGGTTGCTAAAAAGAGAGGTGTCAGTCAGGCGGAAGTTCTGCAAGAATGGAAAGATATAGCAACTAAATCTACTGATCACGGAACAAGAATACATAACGCTTTAGAAAGGTATAAAAAGACAGCCATTATATTACCTGAAGACGAAGATTTGAGGGATATGATAATTGATGTATGTTCTTATTATAAGGACTACTATCAAGTTTACGATGAATTGACTTTGTATCACGACGAAACGAGAATTGCCGGGACGAGTGATATGATATGTATGATTAGCAAAACAAAGGGAAGTAAGTTTGATGTAGAGGACTATAAGACGAATATGCGTAATGGAATAGAAACTTTCAATAAGTACGGAACAAGATTAAATCCTCCATTTGATTATTTGGAGGATTGTAACTTTGTTAAATACTCTTTGCAGTTAAGTATTTACGCGTATATGTTTGAACAATTAACAGGTAAGCAATGCAGGAAGTTAGGAATTAGATTTATTCCGCCTGATAACTACATGAATCATGTATATATGCCTGTTATGTATTTGAAGCCAGAGGTTGAGCACATTTTAAGAATAAGAAAAAAACAATTAACAAATGGAAAACTGTAAAGAAACAATCAAGTTTTATAATGGATTATTTTTATTATTGGCGGTAGGATTTTTATTTATGTTCTGTATGTATGTAAAAGAATACAGTAAACATCACGAAAAAGATTCCTATTGGTCAAGAAAATACGATTCATTATTGAATGAAAATAAAGTAGATGTTAGCGACACTATAAGATTACAATAATATGCTTTTTTATTTAGACGAAAAGAACGTAGCATTATTGCACCCGGACGCTGTTAAGTTATGTCCTGAATTGACTGTATTGGACGAAAAAGAAACATTGGCTATTATATTAGCTTATGACTATAAATCACCTTACAGACAATTTACTGACGCTGACAGACGAAGAAAAGCGTTGATTCACGCTTACGGAAACGATGATAAGAATATCTTTGATAAAGACAAAATAAAGCAAGCTGCGGAAGCCTATATCAGTTTACAATACAATCCCAAAGTAGAATTAGCGCGAACCTATCAATCAAAGATAGACCAATTGCAAGACGAAATGGTATTGGCTTCTGATGAAAAAGAAATTGCAAGGATTATTAAATCTATAAACGCTATCAGAGAATCTATTAGGGACTTAGAAACCGAAGTTTATGACGAAGTGGCTAAGGAAGGTAAAGTTGTAGGCGGAGGTAATTTATCGTTTTTAGAGAAGTTTCAAAGGAATAGAGAAAGATATATGTCGTTATTAAGGAAAAAGAAAAAATGAGTTTACCTAAGAGCCCCTATAAAAAAGGGAAAGGATTTTGTCCGAATCCAATTGCTAAGAATGGTATTCCTAAATACGCAGATAGCAAGTACAATAAGAATGTAATAGGAACTCCTGATTGGGAAAAGTTTTGGGAAGAACAACTTTATTACATTATACATGGCTATCAAACGGGAGGAATGTTTATACCGGGCAGGTATTACTACTATGCTAACTTTAAGATATTTGATACCGTATTAGGACCGCGTAACGCAGATATTTGTGACTTACATTTAGAATTAGCTTACGCTATTGAGCACTGCAAAAAGAACGGATTAAACTTTATAGGACCGAAGAAACGTAGAGGAGGTTTATCGGAGGCTTTTAATAACATGGTTATTGATTATGGTTATCGTTTTATACCCGGTTACAATGCAGGTGTAGCAGCAGGACTTTCTACATATACCGAAGAGTTTATGAAAAAGTGGGCTGTTCACGATAACATATTGGTTCCTGAATTTAGACTAAGGAGCAAAGGCACGGACGAAATAATATCATGTTACGATGTTATTGATGAGAACGGCAAACGTGAAGAAGGTACCTTTAACAAGATACACGTAGCTACCATGTTTCAAAACGCTAACTTATTTAAGGGATTGTTCTTGAACGATGTAGTTGCAGAAGAAGGTGTAGAGTTTAAAAAACTGAAAGCTTTTTATAATGCTACTAAAGCTTGTTTGATGTATGGTTCAGTTCAGAAAGGTAACTTTTGGACTTGGGCAACAGGAGGTAACAAAAGTTCGGCAGGAGAAGACTTTGAGGAAATGTGGCACAATTACGAATCTTACAATATGTATAGATTCTTTATTAAGGGAACAAGGTTTTACCATCCATTCTTTGCAGGAGCTACTAATGACTTAGGTGAGAATGTAGAAGAGGTTCCTAATTTAAAGTTGAAGTATCAACCTTACGAGATGTTAGGTGTTGAGGACGAAGAAGCTGCCGAAGAAAATATTAAAAAAGTAAGACAACATTTATTAGATACAGGAGATATAGAAGGCTGGATTGAGGAATGTCAAAACAATCCATTGACAATAGAAGAAGTATTCAAAAGAGTGTCAAGTAACAAGTTTGATATTGAATTACTCAATAAAGTAGGTTTTGATTTGTCGTCAAATCCTAAAAAGTACGCTAAATACAAATTAGAATTTGTAAAAAATGACAAAGGAGAAAGAGTAGTTCCTTTTAAGGTTGAAGCTGTTCCTGCGAAAGATACTGATTTGGAAAAAGACTGCGTATTAATTTCAATTGACGGGCACCCTATTACAACTGTAAATAATCTTTATTCAGCAGGAATAGATAGTTATGATCAAGACCAATCTAAAACGTCTAAGTCTTTGGGAGCTATGCTAGTAATGATACGTGACCATAAATTACCTAACCAACCAAAAATGAAGCCTGTTTGTGTTGTAAGAAATAGACCTGACAGAAAAGAAAAGTTTTATGAGATGTGTTTAAAAGTTGCTATTTATTACAATTTAACATCTTCTGTACTGGTGGACGTAGCGAAGCCAATGGTTATTGAATATTTCAAAAGCAATGGGGGGACAAGGTATTTGGCTCGCAGACCGAAGAAATTTGAATCAGTAAATAGTGAGCAATTGCACGAATATGGTGTATCTTTGAATAAATGGTCAAGACCTGCAATGGTTTCTGTTATGCAAAGTTACATATTAGATCACGGAGAAAAGATAGTGTTTCCAACATTGATAGACGAATTAAAGGCATACGATGAATACACTAATGATTCCGATAATGACTTAGCAGATACGTTAGGTATTGCTTTGATGCAAGATATGTCAAACGCTTTAAATCCGCGTGACGAAGCAGAAAAAGATAAACTAAATAAGTATTTGTTAAACGATGATTTTAGTTTTAATTCTCCAAAATTAAAAACGATAGAACAAGATCACGATTTATTCGGTAAATAATTATGGCTATATTAAATGAAAACATTCAGTCTTTTAAATGCTATGTAAGGTTATCTCATTTTACTAAAAATAAAAAAGACAACAATAAATATCATAACGCTTATGCTTTTGGTATTCAATCAGTTACAGGAAAAATATTAACATTTCATGTTATGACTGATTATGGTATGTTAAGGTCAAGAGTTCCTTTATCAGAAATATTTATAGAGAAACCTAAAAAAGATATACCATTTCACTTTAAACAATTATGGGATTGTTTTTCGGAGAATGTTACTGTAACTAAATATGAATATTTGTCTGAAAAAAGATGTGAAATTGTACTAAAAGACAAATCAAAAGTATGGGCAAAATATTTAATGACTATTGATTGGTATGATAACGCTTATTCTAATGAGCCGTCTGATTACAAGTGCGGTCATATTTTAATTTCGGACGATGGCTATTTACTTTGCCAACCAAACAATAGAATATTTTGGAAAGATTCTAATTGGATAACGAATAAATTTCCTGTTGATGTAAAAAACATAAAAGTTGACAATGAGTTATTTTCCGTTGAAGCCGTTTCGGATAGGTGGATAGCAGACAACAATGATTGTTTTTATTACAATATGAATAATGCAAACCATAAAAAATAAATATGTTAATAAATAACAATGAGAAAAAATCATTATTATTTGTATTTTTAGGCAAAATTTACCAACGGGGTAAATAGGTTAAATAACGAAATTTAATTATAATGATCTTTCCAAAACAGGATATTCCAGACAAGGATAAGACGTTAGCATGGGTGAAACTTCACTTAAACTACGCAGAAACTATCCTTAACAGAAGAAACAATATCTATTCAATAATGAGTAGATTGTATAATACTTATAATGGTATTAAAAATGCTGACGCTTTACGATTCATAGGTAAAACGTATGGAAGAGAAAATAAATCTAAATTTATATCATACCGATTAGGCAGAAACAAGTTAGAATTACTTAAAGGTGAATACCTTAATCAAGCGCTTAAACCAACAGTTACCACAATAAATTCAGATGCTAAGACTAAGAAACTTGACGAGGCTGATTTAGTTCGCGGAGCATTAATTGCTCGTAAAGAATTATCTAAGTTAAAAGAAGTTGGGGTTGATGTATTGGAAGGAATGGAATTACCGGAGGGCGATCCAGATGAGGTATGGAACCAAATGACTTTCAAGGATAAGAATGAGCACGTTATGCAATTGATATTGGAAAACGGTATCTCTGAATTAGACATGAAGAATAAGCTTTCTAAGAATTTTCTTGACCTTGAAATTACATCAATGTGTTATGGTAAGATTGATATTGATTTAGAAGGTAACGTTAATTACATTAAGATTGACCCTCGTGATGCTATTTTTGACGAAATAGAAGGTGACGACTTTATTGAAAGAGCGCCATTAAAAGGAGCAAGATACAGAATGACTATTTCCGAAATATTAAGGAAATACGATTTGACAAAAGAACAAAAAGAAATGTTGAAAGGTCTTGAGAATACCGGTAACCAAAATGCAGGTACAAGAAGAGCAACAACATATCAGATAAACGGTGACTTATGTATGGACGTAGTGCATATAGAATGGATTTCTTATGTTCCGACTTATTATAAGCTATCTCCAAAAACACAAAAACAATTAGAGTTAGATCCAAGTTCTGAATACTACACAATTCAAATGGACGCTGCCGAGTATGAGAACAATAGAGAATATTACGATAAGCTTGTAGAAAAAGGCAAGTTACTAGCAATAGAAACTAAATGGGCAGAAGATATTAGAGAGGCTGTTAGAATTGGCGGTATTATAAGTGTTGACTTAGGACGTAAAAAATTTCAGCCTAGAAGAGTTGATAACCCTAATAGGGTAGTTGATATGTCTTATGTTGGATACTTATTTAATACGGTAGACGGAATAAGAGTATCATTACAGCAAATTGTAGAGAATTTTGATTCAGCTTTTGATATTTGTATGTATCAAATTCTTAAAGAATTGAACATTGCAAAAGGAAAAGTTATAGGTTATAACAGAGCAGCTTTACCGCAAAAAAGAACAATGAAAGAAATTATTTACGACGTAGTAAATGATGGTTTTGTTGACTTCGATACTTCTGCGGATGGTAACGAATCTGGTAGAGAATTGAATTTAAGAGATTTGATTCAAGTATTAGATATAGGTTTATCTAGTTCATTCCAACAATTAATCATGTTAAAGAATGATATACGTCAAACTTTAGATTTAATTACAGGGATTAACGAAAACAGACAGGGTGATATTGCGGCAAGTTCTACCGTTACGAACGCTCAAATAGCAATTACAGCATCTAAAAACATTACTACTCCATTGTTCTACGGAATGAATAAGTTTACCGAAAGAGTATTAATGAAAATGTGTGAGTATTATAAATTGTCTTATGGTTTCTTTAAAGTAGAAAAAGGTAAGCAGATTTTAGGCGATACACAACAAAGATTTTTGGTAGTTGAAAAAGAAATAGGTTATCAGGATTATGGTGTTGCAATTCAAGACGGCGGAAGATACGCTGAAATGAAAAATAAGATTATGGCTTTGGCTCAAGTATCATTAAACGCAAAAGAAATAAGATTAGAAGATTTGATGCAATTAGAAACTGCTGAATCATATACTGAAGCTAAAAACATATTAAAGAATGCGTGGAAGTCTATACAACAAGTGGCTGCTGAACAGCAACAAAGACAGATAGAAGCACAACAGCAAATGCAACAACAACAATTGCAAATGCAACAACAAATGGCTTTAGAGAATAGAGAAGATATGCAAGCTTCAAGAATTGATGAGATTAATGCTAAAACAGAAGGTCAAATAAGAATTGACGATAACAAAATGGGTAAACAAATGATTGTTGATACAAATAATATAGAACAAAAATCTGTTTATAGCGATAAAAATATGGGAGGCACACAGCCCCCAATTCCTCCGATGTAGTTTAGTTTTACTTTGACAAAAGAGAGCTCTGATTAACGTCAGGGCTTTTTTTGTATATATTTATAAATGTTTATTACTTTTCAACAAGTTATCCTTATTTAGACTAATTAAAAACAAAATTATTTATATTTGTTTAAAATTCATTAAATGCAAAAGAAATATTACAGCCCCGATGAAGCCACTGGAGGTGGTGAGGCAACGGCGACAGCGCCCAATTTCGAGCTTTTGACCGAAGATTTATTTGAACCAAATTACAATGCAACTGCGGTAAAAGAGGAAAAAAAGATTGAGGAAAAGTTAGAACAAGAAACAAAAGAACAAGTTCCTGTGGATTTAAACTTACAGGAAGAAATTAAAGAAACAAAAAAGGAAGAGGTAAAAAATGAAGAAAAGAATACTGAAACCAAGCAAGAAGCATCAGCCGAAACTACATCAAATGATTTCGAATTAAAGTTAGACGACACTAACATTAATGGAGATGAAGAAAGTAGTGTTTGGGTTGAAACTGCTAAAGAATTGTTTGGACTTGAGGTTCAAGAAAACTCTTACGAGGCATTTGTGGAAGCCGCTAAAGTTGCGGTAGAGCAAGCTGAATTAAGAGGAATGGAAACAACTCTTCAAAAAGAAGTAGCCGAACTACCAATAGAAGCTCAAGTTGATTTCTTGTTATTACGTGAAGGTTATACAAGAGAACAAATAAATGAGCCAACAAAAGAAATTGATACATTATTAAATTATAGCAATATAGACCTTGTAAAAAAAGATTTAGAATTACAGGGAATGAGTGAAAGTTTAATAGAAAAAGAAATTGAATTATTAACCGAAAAAGGATTAATAGATCACGAAGCCGAAAAACTTAAATTAGTTTTGCATAATGCAAGAGAATCGGTTTTAACAGAAAGACAGCAATTAGCGGAACAAGTTGCAACAAATTATCACGCAAGATTGCAGACTGAAAGACAAGCCCAAGCTGAACTCATGTCAAACGCCTTTAACACAGTTAAGGATTTCATGGGACAACCAATTAACGAGAATGCTCGTAAACAATTGGCTAACAGATATGCAGAGGGTGCGTACGACAGTATTTTCAATGATCCTGTTAAAAAAGCCGAGTTCATCATGTATCATCACTTTGGCGAGCAAGCTGCAAAGAACATACGCAACAAGGCGTTAGAAGAAGGCAGGGAGAAAGTAACTAAACATCTTTCAAACGTCCCTCCTGTTCCGCAGCAAAACAACGCTAAACCTATTGCAAAACAAAATGCTAAGACAACTTCAGGCTTTGAATCTTTAAGTTCTATGTTTGGTGATTAAATCAAATAACCCAAAATAAACAATAAATAAAAAACAAAAACAAAAGCCATGAATATTAATATTAACAGAGGCACATGGTCAGGCGATTGCACTGACGAAAACGATTTGATGTTAAATCAAATTAAATATCCAGCAATTAGAAAAATGTTGGAATACAAAGATCAACGTATGGTTTCTACATTACTAGTAAACGGAGCGGTTGGTCCTTACGGAGTAAAAGACGTACCTAGTTCATATCTTCCTTCATTAGAAGAAGGTAAAATGGTAGCTGATAATGCTTACCGTTTTAACATTATGGGTCGTATCCAAAAAGCTTCTAACATTTTATCACAAGTTGGAGCTACATCTTCTGATGGAACTTTCCAATTAGTATTATCTGATAACTATTTAGTACCGGGAATGAACGCTGTATTTTATGGTGGTCGTTTTACTGCTCGCGTAATGGGATACCCTGTTGGAACTTCAGGAAACTATACTTACACTTTCCAATCTCCAAACGGTGAATTATTTAACTACGCTACTCATGTTGCTGCACAACCGGGCGTTAAAACTTGTTTTGGAAGTTATTCTTCTTACGGAGAGGCTTCTTTACGCGGTTACGGACGTTCACATTTCCCTGATACTTATATCAACCACACTACTATCCAACGTAAAACTGTTTCTATCACTGGTACAGCTTTATCTGATGTATTATGGTATGAAGTTGAATCGGAAAATGGACCAATAAAAGGATGGATGTATGAGCAATTACAACAAGCTCGTGCGCAATTCTTAATGGAGCGTGAATACCAAAGATGGTTCGGTATCTCTACAATGAAAGATGCTAACGGTGCTTTATTACCTATATCGCGTTTAATTGACCCTGAAACAGGAAAAGGAATTATTGCAGGTGATGGTTTAGAAGAGCAAATCAAAGGTGGTAACGAAATTTACGGTTCAGGTGTAAACGGAGAAGCTACTGAAGATGATTTCTCTGATATGATGAAAGCTATCCGTAAAAAATCGGATATGATTTCAGGTTTAACTTACGTGTTTGTAACAGGTGAAGATGGTTTCTCTAATGCACAGAAGAAAATGGCTGCATTAAACGTTAATCAAAACATTCAGTTATTCCGTAACGTTGCTGATGTAAACAAAGCAGGTGGCGACCAACCACAAGCGGGTGTTACTTTCTCAAACTTCAACATTGATGGTGATACTGTATGGTTCATCAAGCATCCAATGTTTGACGATGAAGAGCGTTTCCCTGAAAGAGGTAATGACGGTAAATTATTAATGTCTTCTAACTACTACTGTTTAACAGTTGGTCAAGGTGCATCTAAAAACATGGATGTATTTGCTAAAGGTGGTAAGAATGGTGTTAATCGTTCATTCGTTAATCAAGAGTTCAATGGTATGACTGGTTCTCAAGGAGCTATCATGTCTGAAGAAGATGCAAAAAAATATGCAATGTTAACTGAAGACTTACTTGTTATCTACAATACTAACAAGTGTGGTATCATTTACAAATCTGCATAATTAGTTCTTTAAAATAATAAAGTCCCCCTTTGAAATATAAGGGGGATTTTTAATAAACAAAATAATAAAAAAAATGAATACACTTCAATTATCTGACAGTGGAGCTGTCATGGAAGAAAATGCGCCGATGTTTAAAGTTATTAAAGACGGACACGGCTTTGAATTAAAAGTTGCAAACTTAGACAATCCAACATGGTGCCCTAATACAGGGATTGTAAAAATAGAAGCAACAAAGATAAGTTCAAGAAATAATAAAAATGTAATTATTAAGACTGTTAACGATAAGCAAACTGGAGCGATATTCGGTATTGATATTGGAGTTGATAGAGTTACAAAAGATATTATTTGGGAACGAATCAATTTAAAAGAATTTGAGTTCTTTGATTTATCAAACAGAAAAGAAAGAGCAAGGTACATCGTATTAAGTCGTCATTACACAATGGAGGGAAGTCCTAATCAATTCGGTAAACCTAATTGGAGAGTAATTGACCAACAAAGAAAAGCAAGCACTTATCTTGAAGAAAGAGGAGAAAGAAAGAGAGCTGCTGAAGTTGCCGAGAACTTAACGTACGAACAAATGGTAGATTTAGCACCTGCATTTGGTATTCGTCCTGAAGCTCATTCACAAACTATGCTAACGGCTGAAATTTACAAAATAGCTGATACTGACCACAAGAAGTTCTTGACAATTTGGGACAACCCTGACAAACAAGGAATGGTTGTATTCAAAAGAGCGTTGAAAAACGGATTAATATCTTTTGACCAAACTTACGGATATACTTACGAGGGTCAAGTATTGGGTAAAACAGAACCGCAAGCATTCTCTTATTTAACTAGAAACATACAATTACTTTCTGCTATTGATATGTTATCAAAAGAAAAAGAAACTAATTCAAGCCATTCTTACAGCCCGGTAGTTCCTAAACAGGTTAATCCTATGGAAGAACTTAAAAAGCAATTAGAGGCAAAAGAAAAAGAATTAGAAGAATTAAAAAAGAAAGTAGTTATAACAAATACAACGGTTAACACTGTAACTGCCGAAACAAATCCTGAAAAAGAAGAGCTTGTAAAAGAAGCTAAAAATTTAGGAATAAAAGGTAGTCATTTATTTGGTTTGCAAAAACTAAAAGATGAAATAGAGAAAGCCAAAAAAGAACAAGAAACAAAATAAATAAAGGCGGCTATATGCCGCTTTTTTAAATTTTATAAGCATGAATATTATTCAAATGATGGAAAGAATTGACTTTTACAATGATAGGTATAAGTCAGCGCGTTTTGCGGATTCAAATTACATGGACGCTATAAACGCATCTGTAAACTCTTTATTTAAAGACAAAACAGACAACAAAAAGTTGTTTAGAAGATATTCTTTTCAGAGTAATGAACAAGTAAGGCGTGAATTATACACGTTAATTAAAACTTCAACAATAGTTCCAACAGCAAACAAGAATGTAGTTTACCCTGCTGATTTTTATTATTTTGGAAATATGTACACGACTGTTGATGGAAATGTAATTTATTGTAAGCCTACTAATTTAAACGAAATAGGACCAATACAATTTGATCCTTTCCGTAAACCAACTCCTAAAAAAACATATTACATTGAGAATGATTTAGGATTGGACGTTTATTTCGGTAATGGTTCGTTTACGAGCGCAACTATGACTTATTTAAAAACTCCTGATACCGTATCAATAGGTACAGAAAGTGATAAAAAATATCCAGCTTCAACATTAACTTCAGGCGTACAATACATAGTATATGAGGATTGCGTTTTTAATGGTGTAACTTATTACGTAGGAAGTATTTTTACGGCAAGCGTAACGGCTGCATTAACGTCGGGTGTTGTTATTCCAAATTCAGTAATTGTTAATTGCGATATGCCAGAAAACATTCATGACGAAATATGCAAAATGGCTTCTGAAATAATGAATGGAACTATTGAAGATTACAATAAATCCGTGTTCTTACAAAAGGAAATTGAAAAACAATAATTTGTTGAAAAGTAACAAACCTTATTTAGATTTAGATTAATTATAAATAATATATTTGTAATATTATAAACCAATTAAAAACAAGAAAACATGAGTTTAAAACCAGCACTTCAGTCTATCTTGTTGAAGACATCTTCAGCAGCAGACTTAAAGTACAGTGGTAGAGAGTTAACTATCACAGGGGCTAACCGTGCAATTAATGTTGATAGAATCGTTTCTATTAAACAAGAAAAGTACAGAGCCGAAGTAGTACAAGTTGTAGAAGCAGGATTAGGATCTTATACTCCTACTGCATCAACTAAGTACACAATTTTATTAGGGGATGTTAATCGTGTAATTCAAGGTGGTCACGAAGTATTGTTGCCATACTCTTACACAACTCCTTCAGATTTAACATTAATCGGATTAAGTGCTGCTACGCAACGTGAGTACATTCACGGCAGAATCATTGACGCTATTAATGCAAATCTAAACAATTACGTAACTGCCGCTACTTTAACAGGTGGTGCAGGATTTACAATCACTGACGAATCAGGTTACTATCCTGTTCACGGACAAAACCAATCAAATCGTTTAGGAGCAACGACAGTTATTCCTGCAATGAACAATGATGGTTCAGGTTTCGGTTCGGCTTCTGTGGCTGTAACTACTGCTGCTGTTTATTCATTCGGTGTAGGTGAAGAATTGTTAGCTCAAAAACCTGTAATGTATAACATGGCAGGAAACCTTGCAACTGGTGTATTTACTGCTCCAAGAACTGCAAATGGTCAATACGCTGTAAGTGGACAAAATTACGATGGTTTCCGTATCGAAACATTGGAATTACAATCTGCTCATAACGTAACAGGTCAGTGGGCTTTAGTTCCTTACGAAACAATCGTTTACGTTGATAATGGTACAGGTGGAAACCCTACTAACCTTGCAGGATTTGAAGCTTTTGAAAGAGCTTTCCATGCTTTGGTTATTAAATATTTTAGTGCAAGTCCTTCAACTTTCGCAACTTTATTTAGTTCACCTGCTGCATTTTCAAGTGTAAAAGTTGCTTTAACAGGTGTTCCTACCGTGAACGGAGTTCCTTCAGGCGCAACAGGTGATATTAACGCTATCCAAAATGACGAAGCGACATTATCTTATTCAATTCTTGGTGCGGGTCAAACTAAAATTGTACCTACTTTCACTAATACAGGATTGCAGTTAGATTTAGACGCTGCTAATAACGAAGGCGCTGAATACTCTGCTCCTTTAGAAACAAATTGTCCAAAAGAGTTTGTTGTAGGAAAACAAGCATTTTCATTAGTTACTAAATTGAGCATTGCTGACGTGTCAAGCACAGATGATTGCGCATTTGGTTTCCGTAAAAAAGAAGCTTATCAAGCGAATATTGATGATTATAACGATATGGCTTGTTTAAATGTTATTTCAGGTGATATTAAAATTGAAACAATTTTAAATAACGCTGCAACAACCACGACTGACACAACTGAAAACTGGGCAGATACAGAAACTCATACTCTTGAAGTTTATGTAGATGTTAATGGTGCAGTAACTTACAAAATTGATGGTTACGCTCCTGCTACAACCGCTGCATTTAGCTTTACAGCAGATACGGTTTTAGTTCCTTTTGGTTACGTTTTAAATGCTGCTGCTTCAGCGCCGACAGTTGTTGTTAGCGAGTTTGCTGCATTACCTTCTAACGATTGGAGAATCTAATCAACCCAATAAATAATAAGGGGTGATGTAAAAGTCCCCCTTTTTTTTTAAAAAATAAAAAATGGCAAACATTGTTGAAATAATAAAAACATTTAATGTTCAATTGGCATTAAAAAACATCTATTCTAAAATAGATGAAATTATCAGAAAATTAAACGATAGTGAACCTAAGTATAAAGTATATACTGCCTTATTAACTCAAACAGGAATAGACGCTCCTGTTGCTACTGTATTAGAAAATACTTTAGGTTATAATATAACTTGGGAATATGTAAACATTGGTGTATATAAATCATTAGGTATTGTCGGTACTTTTAAAGATGGTAAATTTGGACTTATTCAAGGAGCAGGAAATTCAAGCAGTTTGGTTTCTTTATGGGGTTATAATAGTTCAATGGACTTTTCAGAAATGTTATTAGAGTGTTATGACTTAGGAAATGTAAATTCACCTGGTGGATTGCAGTTAAAAGATGATATCCTAGTGAATCAGTTTATAGAAATAAGAGTATATAACTAATTAAAATATAAAAAATGAATACTCAAGATAAAAACACATTATATAGATTATTAGCGGGTAAAGATTTGATAGCTTGCGGATATGAAAAATTATCATTATCGGCAGGCGCAGAAGCTTTAACTATTCCTACGGGAGCAACTTACGCCGAATTAAGATTAGAAAGTGATGTAACTACTCAAGTTGCAGCAAGATATTTAATGTTAGGAACTACAACATTACCTACATCTTCGGTAGGCATGGCGTTAAACAATTTAGATTTTTTCGACATTAATAACGGAACCAACTTAGTTAATTTTAGAATCATACAAGCTGTTGCAGGAACTCACGTATTGCATATCCAATACTACAAATAACAATGGCAAATATCGTAGAAATAATAAAGAATTATAACGTTCAATTAGCGTTAAAAAATATATTTTCTAAGATTGATGAAATTATTAGGTATATTAACAGTAATCCAAGTGGAGGAGGTTCGGTAACAAGCGTAACAGCAAGTTCACCATTAACGTCTTCCGGAGGTGATAATCCTAATATTAGCATTTCTTATACGCCTGAAAATTTAGCAAATAAAGGGGTAGCAAACGGATATGCTCCACTAAGTAGCGATGCAAAAGTAGATGCTGCTTATTTACCTGCTTATGTAGATGAGGTTTTAGAATACGCAAACTTAGCAGCGTTTCCAGTAACAGGAGCAAGTGATAAAATTTATATCGCATTAGACACGAATAAGGTTTATAGATGGTCAGGTAGTGTTTATATTGAAGTAGCTGCAAATAGTGGAGTTTGGGGTGCAATAACAGGAACATTAAGCAACCAAACGGATTTACAGGCTGTTTTAGATTCTAAAAAAGGTTATGCTTTACAAATAAGGACTGTTAATGTTTTTAATCCAGCGGATGCAACTAATTATTTTTTAGGCAATGAATCTACACCATTTACATCAAATTCTTGTTTAGCTGTTTTTCCACCTATTAATGGAACGATAAAAAACATAGTGATAACATCAAGAAATGGGGCAGGAGCTTCAAGTCAAGCGTCTACATTTTCACTTAATAAATTTGGAGGTGGAGGAGCTGATGTTTTAGTACAGACATTAACGACTACTTACACTTTTAGTTCGGCACAAAACAATCAAAACATAAGTACTAGCATAGCAGTAACCACATCGGATGCTTTATATATAAAATGGGTTACACCAACATGGACGCCAACTAATCCAACACAAGTTAGATTTAATATTATTTTATACATAGAATAATGAATGAATATGAAATAAAATTTGAAAACGAAAAGTATAATATTTATTATTATACGGATGGGAATTTAGAAACAATAGAATTTTATGGTTATTCTTTAGATGAACCGCAATTAATAATTAGATACGGTTACAAACAAAAACAATAAAAAATGATTTCAGCAATAAAAGATAGCAAGAGAATATTCTCTCAAAACGGAGGGGGAAGCGGAGGGTCATCAGGTGGTGGCATAACTAATTTTATAGCTTCAGGAACAGATACTTATACGGGTACTGTTACAGGAGTTACAGCCTATAACGATGGAGATGCTTATATTGTTAGATTCACTAATGGTAATACAACTTCTGCCACATTAAACATTAATAGCTTAGGTGCTGTTTCATTATATAGAAATAATAACGGACCATTAATTGGTGGCGATATTGTTGACGGAGGAGAAATGATTTGTATCTACAATTTAGTTTTAAATGGATTTCAAGTTATCGGAACCGCTCCAAACACTTTACTCTCTTATGTTACAAACGATGATTCTGTAACTTTAACAAAGGGTATGCCTGTATATGCTTTTAGTGGAACAGGAGATAGAATGACTGTAAAAAGAGCAAATAATACATCTGACGCTACTTCTGCTCAAACTGTTGGACTTGTGTTATCAGCATCTATTGCCGCAGGTCAAAAAGGATTAATAATGATGCAGGGTTTATTGGACGGATTGTCTATATTGCCTACTGCAACATTTACGGATGGTGACGCTGTATATTTAGGAGCAACAGCGGGAAGTATTACAAATATTAAACCTTCTGCACCAAACCATTTAGTGTATTTGGGAGTTGTTACAACAGCGAGCAATGGTAGTTCGGGCAGAATGTATGTACGTGTTCAAAACGGGTACGAATTACAGGAGCTTCATAACGTTAGCATTAACGCTGGAACATTAGCCAACAATCAAGTTTTAACATACGAATTAGCAACTCAATTATGGAAAAACAAGGGGTCTTTAATAGAGATACAAGTTGCGGCATCTGATGAAACAACTGCCTTAACAACAGGAACCGCAAAAGTAACATTTAGAACTCCATGTGCAATTACCGTAACGGCAGTAAGAGCTTCTTTGACAACCGCACAAACAAGTGGAAGTATATTTACGGTTGATATTAATGAGGGAGGGACATCAATATTAAGTACAAAATTAACTATTGACAATACTGAAAAAACATCAACAACAGCAGCGACTCCTCCCGTTATAAGTGACACTGCTTTGGCGGATGATGCTGAAATGACTATTGATATAGACCAAATAGGTGATGGTACAGCAAAAGGTTTAAAAGTAACTATTATTGGAACAAGAGCATGATAATAAATCCTTACGTATTTGCAGGACCAACTTATGATACCGATGCACAGGCTTACTTTACTGCTAACACAGCAATAACAAGTTCAGCAGATAAAAACGCAATTAACAGCTTTTATTTAGGTCTTAAAACTGATGGTGTTTATACAAAGATAAATGCAATGTATTTACCATTGTGGAGTTCGGCAACAGCTAACAAATGGAATTTAAAAAATCCATTAGATACAACTGGAGCTTATAGATTAACATTCTCAACAGGATGGACACACGCAAGTAGTGGAATGACACCTACAAACGCATACGCTGACACATTTATTTCGGGTACTACTTTTTCAACTACTGTTCATTTATCTTTTTATTGCGGAACACAAACAGCTTCAGCAGCAGCTGAAATGGGTTCTGTAAGTGCAAGTTCTAATTTATCAATTAGAGTTGGTTCATTGGCTGCATTAGGCGGTACAACAACAGTAAGTTACACAACAACAGCAGATAAAAGGGGATGGTGGTTAGCATCAAAACGCAGTAATTCGGACAGAGAATTATACAGAAATGGAGTAAGTGAGGCAACATTAGCCACATTAATAACAAATGCTTTTGCATCAGGTAATATTTGGATTGGTGCAAATAATAATGGTGGTGCAATTCAGTTTGCATCTACAAAACAGTGTAGATTTGCATCTATTGGTTTAGGCTTAACAGATACAGAAGCAAGTAATTTTAGCAACAGAGTAAATACATTAATGACTTATTTCGGTTTAAATACTTATTAAATGCAATACGGAAGAATAGTAACCAACGAACAAGCAGAACAATTACAGGGAGTATTCTTTGATAGTGATACTTTTTTTAATTTCGTTCAGGATATAAATGGAGTTTATTTTTTATTTTTAAGTGAACAGGATGAAATTGATATTTTGCCAACTGAATACGCGTATTTATTAGAAATTCCTTTAAGTCCATACACACCACCAATAGATTATTAATTATGATAATAAATCCTTACGTATTTGCAGGACCAACTTACGACCCCGATGCACAGGCTTACTTTACTGCTAACACGGCAATAACAAGTGATGCAGATAAAACAGCTATTAATACCTTTTATTTAGGTCTTAAAAGTGATGGTGTTTATACTAAGATAAAAGCAATGTACTTGCCATTGTGGAGTTCAGCAAGTTCAAATAAATGGAATTTAAAAGACCCAAGAGATTTAGATGCGGCTTTTAGACTTACTTTTTCAACAGGATGGACACATTCAAGCGGTGGAATGACACCAAATGGGACAAGTGCCTATGCAAATACTTTTATTCCTGGCAACACTTTTTCTTCAAATGTTCATTTATCTTTTTATTCAGGCACTCAAACTGTAGGTGGGGCTTTTGAAATGGGAAGTTCGGATGGTACCACTACAACATTAAGTAATAGACCTGCTGTGAATTGTGGATTGGGTGGACTAACAACAATTAATTTTACAACAACAACGGATGCTCGTGGTTTTTGGATAGGTTCAAAACGTAGCAATACGGACAGAGAGGTATACAGAAATGGAGCAAGCCAAAATACAGTAACAACATCTATTACTAATGCTTTTGCATCCATGAATATATGGATAGGTGGTGTTAATAGTAATAATTCTTTAGGTTTTCCATCATCCAAACAATCAAGATTTGTTTCTATTGGTTTAGGCTTAACAGATACAGAAGCAAGTAATTTAAGCAGTAGAGTTAATACATTAATGGCTTACTTTGGTATTAATACTTACCCTGTTGTTTCAGATGCAGATGCGCAAGCTTATATAAATGCTAACGAGGCAATAACAAGTCAGTCAGATGCTAATGCAATAAATACATTCTTTACAGGATTAAAAACTGACGGAATTTATACTAAGATAAAAGCAATGTATCTTCCAATTTGGGGCAGTGCTGCATCTTCAAAATGGAATTTAATAAATAATAGAACTTTTGATTTAACTTTTACAACTGGGTGGACTTTTTCAAGTGGAGGTGCTTTGCCAAATGGAACAAGTGCATATGCTAATACCTTTTTAACTCCATCTTCACATTTATCGTTAAATTCTGCACATTTATCTTTTTATTCACGCACTAATTCAACAGGAAATTTTGCTGACATGGGGGTTGCTAATAATAGTACAAATTTATCAGCAATACTAATAATGTCTAAATGGAGCGATAATAAATTTTATGGTCAAGTTAATGATTATGATTTTACTGATAACAGTGTTGCTGATAGTTTAGGTTTTTTCTGTGGTTCAAGAACAGCAAGTAATGTGCAAAAAACATTTAAAAATGCAACTATTGTAACAAGTAAATCAGCAGCATCAACCGTATTAGTGGGTTATCAAATCCCAATTGGAGCAAGATATATTCAAAATGTATCTGGTAGTCCAGGTTACACAAGTTATTCAAATCGACAATGTTCTTTCGCATCAATTGGTGATGGATTAACAGATGCAGAAGCAAGTAATTTTTACACAAGAGTAAATACATTAATGACTTATTTTGGAATAAACGTTTAATAAATAAATTATGGAAGGCAGAATAGTAACAAACGAACAGGCAGAACAATTACAGGGAGTGTTTATTGATGCCGACACATTTTTTAATTTCGTTCAAGATATAAACGGAGTATATTTTTTATTTTTAAGTGAACAAGACGAAGCGGATATTGCACAAACAGAATACGCATCTTTATTGCAAATACCTTTAAGTCCTTACACACCACCACCAACACCACCAATAGATTATTAATTATGAAAGAATTTATTGAGCAGTTAGGAATAAATATAGCAATATCAATTGCTGGATTATTTGGCTCGTTATTAATGATAGGAAAAAACGCTGCTCAAACTTGGAAGACAACTATATTTTCTATGCTTTCAGGCGTAGCTTGCGCCAACTATATAACTCCTATAATTTTAGATATGACAAGAATGGATGTTAAGTATCAGGTATCTGTTGGTTTTGTATTAGGCTTTTTAGGGTTACGCTCTGTTGAAATGGTAAGTAAAAAATTAATTAAAGAAGAAAAAAATGGAAACAAATCAAGTAATAAATCTGATAGCTAATATACTTTTAACAATAGGTATTACATTATTTATGGTGTTTATTTATGGTCGTTCTACTATGATTGACAAACTTCCTTTTTTAGAAAGAATAATAATAAAAATTGCATTAGCTATGAGTGCTTGTGGAGCCTTTTTTAATGTTCTAACAATTACAGCATCTCATAATTCGGAGATACTTTTTAATTCAGGATTAGCTGTTGTGTTTATTTGGGCAGCATGGTTCCATTTTAAGTATTTTGTTAAAAAGTAAAATAATATTAAAAGATAAAATAAATTAAATTTGAAAAAAATGGAAATGGATCAGACAATATACAGATTGTTACTTTGGGCGATACCTATTTTGCTTGGAATATTGGGATTTATAGGTTCTTTAGCGGTAAAAGCATTAATGAAATTATCTGAAGATGTTAACGAGATTAAACTTGATATTAGAGAAGTTGCTGTTAAACATGAAGATTTAGAAGACAGAATTGTTAGAATAGAAAACAAGGTTTTTACATGAAATTAACTCAAACTACTTTTTCTGCAAATCAATATATCGCGGAAGAGCATCCAAAAAAACAAATTTATTTACATCATACGGCAGGGTCAGCAGACCCTTTTGCAGTTTTTAAGATGTGGGAAAATAATCCAGAAAAGATTGCGACTTGCGTAACTGTTGGCGGTAAGCCAACTAAAACAGCAAAGTGGATTGACGGCGAAGTAGTTCAAGGATTTAGTAGTAAACATTGGGCATATCATTTAGGGTTAAAAGAATCTACATTCCAAAAATTCAAATTACCTTACAAATCATTAGATAAAATATCGTTAGGGATTGAAGTTTGTAACTTTGGCGGATTGACTTATAAAGAAGGAAAGTATTATACTTACGTTAATTCTGTGATACCGCAAGAAGATGTTATAACGCTACCAAAAGAATACAAAGGCTATAAGTATGTTCACGCTTATACCGATGCTCAAATACAAGCAATAAAAGAATTGTTGTTGTTATGGAAAGAAAAATATAATATTCCATTAACTTATAACGAAGATATTTGGGACGTTACCGCAAGGGCGTTAAAAGGCGATGCTGGAGTTTATACTCATAATTCTGTACGTTACGATAAAATTGACGTAACTCCGCAGCCTAAACTAATAGAAATGCTTAAATCGCTATGAAAGAATTATACGCTAAACTTATAGGTTCTTTTGATACTGTAACTAAAAATTCTTTTTCTGCAAGAAAATTAACAGCGTTTACCATTGTAATAATGGTTGTTGTAGCTCATGTTATTTGGATTAAGAATAGTCATTTAAAATCAGATTTTAGTTTGTTACCCGAAATACTACTTATTGATTACGGAATGATTTCGGTATGCTTAGGATTAACAACGTTTGAAAATATAAAACTGAAAAATGAAAAAAAATCTACTGATAATAATACTGCTACTAACACTCCTTAATGGTTGTGTGTCCGAAAAGAAAAGACAGCAAATTTGCCAAAAGTGTCCCGTTAAAATAGAAAAAGAAGTACACGATTCTATTATTGAAAAATTAAGAGATACTACAATTTACATTACCCAACAAGGACCAACACAATTTTTAGAAAATCCATGTAAAAATCTTTGCGATAGTTTAGGAAATTTAAAGCCTGTAAAAATAGAAACTAAAAAGAATGGCATTAAATCAACTATTAAATCACAAGGCAACTCTTTAATCTTTGAGTGCGAAACAGACAGCTTAAAAGCCGTTATAAATGGCTTAAAAGAAACTATAAGAATCACTAAGGAAAAGGAAGTTAAAGAGGTTCCTGTTTGTCATTTAGATCACAAAACAAAATTTGATGGTTTTACTTTTTGGTGGTTTTGGATTACGGCTTGCGCTATTGCAATTAAGTTTGTAGTAAATAAAATTCAAAGTAAAATATAAAATAATTATACTGACTATCAGTTAATTACAAAATAATGTTTTTAAATTTGTAACTTTATACAAATATTTGCGTTAAACATTATAAAAACTATCAAACATGAAAACAACAATCAAAAATCAAGACTACTTTAATGGGTTAATTCAAGGCGTTGTCGCTATGTATAAATTAGGCGAATGTATAAGTGACGACTTAAATCTTGAGTGGAGAATCGAATTTGTAGACAGTAAAAAAGCAAATGTTTATTGCGATTATTCATCTTATTCTTGTTATGTATTAGCAAATCCCGGTGATGAGGATTTTGCGCCAGAGTACGAACATATTAATGTTAGAGATACAATGGTTACTCAAATAGATAACATTGAAGATGTTGATCATATAATAGACAGAATTACAATAGGAATATTAGCAGAATTACCAAACGTTTAAAAATTAATAATTATGAATATTTTATTTGAATTTTACGGACAAACAGTTACAGTTGATTGTTATGTTGATAATTATAATCAAGTTGATTATGAGTATGAAGAAACTTTATTTACTGACGAGCAAGTAATCGAAATAGATAAAAAGTTGAATAGTTTAAATTCTGAAATAAGAGAAACTATTAAAAAGCGTAATATGTTAGGGATTGATTGTTAATAAATAACAATTCAATAAGTATTGAAAATTCTTTATATTTGTTTCCATGACTGGAAACGAAATTACATATTCAATCATTAATATACTAACAAGATTTGGTTTCACAGACGACAGCAGGTTGGATGCCGATCAGATTGCTTTTTTTCGTGACAATGTACGTTCACAATTAATTCACGCAGAATATAATCAGACAAAGGTTGTAGACAATTCTTGGATGCAAGATTTAGGTTTCGTGAGTACAACTCCTGTTAATTTTAATGACGACAGTAGCATTCCTTTTTGCGAATGTATTGTTTCAAAAGTTACATTACCCGATAACATTAGTTTATACAATCCTCAATCATCTTCTGATTCAGGGCTTAAATTAATTTCATCGTGCGGAACAAGACAATTTTACTATTACCCAATAGAGCTATTAGCTCAAATACCAAAAGAACACGTTAGAAACAAGTTCTACTATTATTATAAGATTGGCAACGCTTATTACATCAATAAGCAAATGGACAAAGTAAGAGCTATAATGGTTCTTAATCGTCCTAAAGATACTTCTGTTATAAATACAGAATTTGTATCTTCAGGTAATTTAGTAGTTGGCACAAGCTATACGGTTTACGAAGCGCAGGTTGTTCATAACAGTTTAGGTTATAATCCCGGACAAACATTCACTGCTGTAAATGCAAATTATACAGGATTAGGGAAAGTTAAAACAACAAGTAGAACATCTGCATACACAGAAGATAGTCCATATCCTGTTCAAGGAGATATGGCAAGACAAATAATTTTAGAAGTATTGTCAAAAGAATTTGGAATTGAAGAAACGAAAATTGTAGACGTTAAGAATAATTCGGAGGACGATGAGCAAGAACGTAAAAAAGCAGTTACTCCTTAACAGAAAGTCTGCCAATAGAGGCAGGAAAATGATAAGGAAAGTAACGAAAAAAAGCGTAAAGCGTTCTGAAGTATATAAGGTTTGGGAATCATATTTAGATTTGTTCTATGAAAATTTGTTGACGGGTAAAGAGGTAAAAGGAATGGCTAACGTAGGAACTTTTGTTGTAGAAAAAAGCAAAGTTTCTGAATCTACTAAAAAGTTAAGAGCAAAAGGATTAGTTGCTAAAAAAGGAAAATTAATGCCTTTAAAAGTATTGAATCTTAACAATTTAGATTATGCCTTTAAGGTTAATTACTATAAAGGAAAATCAATAGTAGACGGAGTTAAGTTTTACCCTTGTCAGAAATTAAGGAAAAAAATATTTGAAACAGTAAGTAAAGGAAAAGATTTTAGAGAATGTCAATTAACAGATTAATATCAATAAGGAATCCAATTATAGACGCTATGGATATGGTTGGCGCAGACAGGTCTGTTGATATGCCTGTATTTACCAATTGGGCGGTACAGGCAGAAAAAGAAATAGCTAGTAGATTTGCAATGGTAGTTAGTAAAAAAGTATTAACTATTCATGGATGCGCTGCTGAATTACCATGCTGTGCGGTAATATTGCAAAGAGCAATTATGGGAGATCATGGTTGTGATTGTGATAGTTTGTTTAGCACTTGTTTTCAAGGAGCTGGTAATTATTTCATCAACAATACAAATCAATATAGTTCGGGATTTTTAATAGTGGATTACGACCCTAATTCTGTAAACTACTTTAATGGATTTATTGACTATCAAGTTCAAAACAATCAGTTGCTTTTTAGAAGAAACTTAGATGGAAAAAAAGTAACCATTGAATATGTAGGTTATCAAGAAGACGAGAACGGATTCATAATGATTTCAGAAAATCATACAAGAGCGATTACAGAATTTATTTTGTGGAAGTACGGCGTAAGAAGTGAGTATTCTGCAAGACCATTATCTCCTGCGATGACAATAGAGCATAAAAGGGAATGGTTTAGATTATGCAAACACTCAAGAGCTCAAGACAACATATTGACTGAATCAGACAGAGAAGAAATAGCACAAGTTATAAATAATCCTTACAAAGGAAGAGGATTGTGGGTAGGAATGTATCCAACAGGTTATAGTTATTACTAATGGAAATTACAAATACGTTTGAAGGTGGTTTAACCAAAGATAGCAATATATTATTGCAACCTAGAGGAACTTACAGGGACATGAATAATGGAATGTTGGTTTCTTATGATGGCAATGATTATGTTATTGAGTTACCAAAAGGCACAAAAGTAACGTTTACTATTCCGCCGATATATAATGCAGTCTATACTTCTAAACAAGCATTACCTTCTGTAATAGGATATATATCATTTATTGATACGCTAGTAGTATTTTCTACAAACGTAGACAGTGGTGGTTATGGCGAAATAGGTCAAGTAACATTTGATAAAGACGGAATTGGGACTTACGTTCCTTTGTACGGTCATGCAGAATTAAATTTTGGCAGAGAAAATCAAATAACAGGATTTACGTTTGAAGAAAACGACAGAATAAAAAGGGTTTATTGGACTGATAATTATAATCAACCGAGAGTATTAAACGTTAAAGACCCTGCTTTTATTGAAGTAAATTCGGGCGATTTAGATAACGGAGAACAATACATGGTTGTTGGTGGCGCTATTAGCTATAATGATGGTTCAGGTTTAAAAAATTATGGACCGGGATTAACAGATACAAACATATTTACAGCAGGAGCAACAACTACTTATACTGTTATTGATGGTAGTCCAAAAGTTTATCAATACATAGATTATAAAGCTTTAAGTTGGTACCCTGACAGAATAAATCCTGAAATAGATTTTAATAAATATGTACCGGGAACTCTTTATGGAGGTTCTAAATCTTATTTTGTAAGATTAAGTATAGAAAGTCAAGGACTTAAAACATCATGGAGTTACGGTTCGTTTCCTATAAATGTTTATAGCATCAATTCTTTTGGTAGCTATAACTTAGTTCAAGGGACTGGCGCAGGAGGTGTATTAACGGCTACTACGGTAGGTGTAGAATTAAAAATTTCAGGATTAGACACGTCTTATTTTGACACTATTGAAGTTGCTGTTGCTGAATACGATCAAGCATATAACGTTTTAAGGTCAGCTAATATATTTGCTACTGAAAAAATAACAAGCGACACGATGTATATTCAACATATCCGAGAGGGTGGTACTGAATTATCGTTAAATGAATTGACATTATTTCCTGCAAGTATATTAAGAGCAAAAGATATTACTACTAATAAAAACTTTAATGTAATTGGAAACATTACTGAAAGAGGAGAGTTGGAAAAGTTTGATAAAGCATCTGTAACAATAAACGATTTAAGCTATTTAGTTCCTGCTGATTATTGGTGGGATGTTACTGTTGCGCCTCCAACTTCTCCTATGAACGCAGGTTTACCTGCGCAACCTTCTACTGGAGTAGCGTCAGGTCTTCTTTTTATTGATGGTCACTATTTAGTTACGGGAGGCGTAGTGAATTATGGCGGTACAAATTATGGCGATTCACAGCCTCAAAACACTTTTCAAACAACAACCGCGTTAGGTGTAGCTTATACTATTGTTTCAGGAACTCCATCAGTAAGGGCTTGTATAAGAACTAAAAGATATAAAACGTTTGCGGGTGTTGACAAATGGAAATCCATACCCTTAAACGATGATTATTTTGATTATCGGGGAATGGCATCTACTCAATATTTAAGACAATATTGGAGTAATGAAACGTATAGATTTGCAGTAGTCCCTTACGATAAAAAAGGCGACCCAATGTACGCAAGATGGTTAGGGGATTGGCAAGTTCAATCTTTAGCTGACAAAGGTGGTCCTATGAAGTATAACGCATATCAAAATCACTCTTTAAGAATCAATGGAATTAGGATAAGCGGATTAACATTTGCTCCTGAAGACATTGACAAGATGAGTGGATTTAGTATAATGAGAGCTCCAAGAGATAAACAATATCAAGCGCAAGGTATTTTATTTCAAACTTGCGGAACATCAATTTCTCCAAATGGAACTATACAGCAATTACCGTTAGCTACATTAGAATCTTCTGCTGAATACATGGCAAATCCTTCGGGCTACATATATAAGAATGTAATGAATTGGCATAGTCCTGATGCTGTTTTTGATTATTACGCTTTATCCTCTGGAAAGTTTTTACAGGGCGATTGTTTTGTAAAAATACCGAATAACGCAACAGTAGCTTCTTTGTATAGTCAAAATGGGGTTGATGAATATAATTCTAAGTGGTACGAATATCAAGGAGCAACACTTCAGCAATTTACTATAAACAAAATACAAGGAGTAAATCCGGGAGGTAGCATAAATAGCTTTTATGTAGGAACTACTTTTGATAATAATTTAACCGAAATAAATGGGGCATATCCTGTTTCTAATGGAGAAAAGTCCGTTGGCTGTAAGACGTTTGTATTAGAACTCAATGGAAATCCAAATTTTCCAAACGGAAACTTAATGGGTGATTATGCTGAAAAGAGTGAAACAGCTAAACCGTTAATGAATTTTTATACTCCAAAAACAAATTTATACGGCGGAACATCGCCAAGCGCTCTTGCTAACACTATTTATATCCCAACAGGACACTATCAAAAAATAGATAGTTCTGTTAAGGCTGATACGTTTAATGGAACTAATTATGTGTTTAATGAGATAGATGTTTTTGGAGGGGATTCGTTTTTAGGAATTTTTAGTATAGGTAAGTCTTTGTATGATAATGTTCAATATCCTAAGGCACTTATTCCTCCTCCATTTGGTACTTTTTCTTATGGTATATTTTTTCCAATAGAATCTAATGTAAATCATTATTTAAGACAAGGATTAAATATTCAGCAATTCGGAATGCACAATAATCCTTCAGGAGTTTATTATAACAATAGTGGAAGTACAAATCCAGAACAATTTTTAGTAAACGGTGGTTATACTTCAGATGGCGTTGTTGCGTATCCTGCGTTACCCGTGACCCCGTTAACAGATAAATTTCCTTATAGAGTAAGATGGGCAGGACCAAAAGTATTAGGGGAAACAATAGATACATTTAGAACGTTTCCGCAAAATCAATTTAGAGATTTAGATGGAAACAAAGGACAAATAAATAACGTTCGTAATAGGGACGGTAAAGTGTTTTTTTGGCAAGACAATTCGGTAGGTTATTTGCCTATGCTTGAAAGACAATTAATAGGTGGTAGTGTAGGGGAAGCTACTCAATTAGGCGTAAGTGGAGTTATTGATAGATTTGATAACTTTAATACGTTTTTTGGAAATCAGCACAAGTTTGGATTAATAGAAACTGAATACGGATTTGCGTGGTTTGATTTTAGAAGAAAAGCGTTTTTAGTAATGACTGTTGGCGGAGGAATACAAGAAGTATCTTTTGTGAAAGGATTAAGAACATTCTTTAATAATCCGCAATTGTTTTATGCAAGCCAACTAAATAATACTTACGAATTAAAGAATAATGATACGCCGTTAATGGGTATAGGTATTTCGGGTGTATATGATCCGAATTACAAAATGACCTATATGAATTTCAAATGGGCTGAAGGAGAGGATGAAGAGCCTAAATATTGGAAAAACTTAACAATAGGTTATCATCACTCAAGAAATGTATTTGTAGGTTTCTTTGATATAAAAGGAGCTGTATGGCAGAATCACAATAATTTAGTTGTAGCTAATAAAGATATACAATCTGATTTAATAGTTGCGGATACACAGTATTTAATAGGTAGCAATGTTACTAAAAACAATATAGAATATGTTTGTATAAAAGACTTTACTACGAGTATTCCTGTTGCCGCAAATCAACAACCTGATTATGTTGGAAGTATTTATTGGGCTAAAACAACTCAATCAAACGAAACTCATTTGTTATTTTCAACAACTAACTTTGCTAAGTTTTTTGGACAAGTTTACAATCACGATATAGAATTGATTGTTAATCCAAAAACAGGTAAACCATTTACTGTTGATAACTTTCGTCAAAAAACAAATGAGTACAATTACGATATAATAGAATGTACTACTGACGATGACAATGTTGCGGAATTAACTGATAATAAATGGTACAGATATATTGATAAAAGTTGGAACAGTAGTGCGCCTTTGGGTAGCAAGGGAAGGTTAGTAGATTTTTATTTAAAAGTAAAATTAACGTTTAAAAATTATACAAATAATCCAACAAATAGTCGTAACTTGCAAAAGGTGTTTGAATATATAACTTCAGTATTTAGAGTAAAAAAATAATAATATGAAATCAGAATTATTAAGAAGAGCGTTAATGTCTAAAATGGCAAATGGCGGTAATGTAGGTGGGGATAATCCTAATGCCGATGTAAATTTTTTTACGCAACAGAAAATGACGCCTCAACAATGGGTTGATTATGCGAAAAAACAAGGATGGGAATTGTTTGAATCTAAACTTAGCGCCCCAATGGAAGAACAAATTAAAAGAGGTAAATATTTTGAATATGTTAATCCAAAAGAATATACAAGAATGCCTGATGGTCGACTTGTTAAAATTTCAGATGTCGGAAAAACTACTGTTGATTACAAAGGTGATTCAACTTATAAACCTATTATATCTTACGGCTATAAAGATACAGATATAAAAGATAAAACAATTGAGAGTAAGCCTAAAGGTTCGGCAGTTGTACTGTCAAAAAAGCCCGATATATATTTTTCTGAAAAAAATCCAAATGTTACAACTTTTGTAAAAAAAGGAGATTTTGGTCAAATGGATACAAAAATTTATAAAGACAATAAAACTGGAAAAGAAATAGATGTGTATAAATCATATTCAGAAGGTGGAAAATACAATCCTGTTTTTATTGAAGAACAACAACCTACTGTTCAGTCTAAAATGGCTATTGGTGGCAATGTAGGAATGGAAGGTAATTTAGGTGGTGATGATAAAGACAAACCAAGAACAAGAAAAATTGGTCAATCAGGAGTTGATTTAACTGCTGATATTATCATTAATAAAGACCCAAGCCAAATACCAAAAGATGTTAATTATGGAGGGTGGAATGCTTTTCAAAGTTTTGTAAAAAAACAAACATTAGATGGTGAACCATTTGTAGGGAATCCAAGACTAAATACAACTGAAGGCAAGCAGTTAGGTCAAAACATGATTGATACTTTTAATAGTTCTGATTATGTTAAAAAATTTCCTCAAAACAAAATAACTCCAGAACAAGTTCAAGCTGTTCAGCAATATCATAAATTAGCTGATCCAAACGTTCAGACAGAGGGGTGGTTTGGTAGCCAAACATCAAGAATGAGGTATCCTCAAGCTACTGTATATTATATGGAAGATAAGGATAAAAATATTATAAGCAAAGAAGGTTATGTTCCTGTTACGTGGGGAAATAAACAATATGTTACGCCTGCGTCTTCAACTGGAAATGTTCAAGCTTATGAACTTTACGACCCAAAGAAACACGCTAATTTATTGCAAAAACCTATTGGGTCAGCATATCAGTCATACGCCAATGTTTATAACCAATTTGTTCCTAAACAAAACGCTTCTGTTCAACCTAAAAATAAAGGTGGGGTAATTAATAAATATCAAAACGGTACAACTAAAGACGGTGTAGGTGAAAGCAAACCTGATTTAGCAGGAATATCGTCATTAGGGGGTGAACTAATTGGTACAGGTATTGATGCTTATGATAGAAGAGAAGGAAGAAGTTCTATTGCGGGTCAATCTGCTTCAGGTTTTTATAAAGGAGCTGGAAAAGGTGCGGCTTTTGGTATGAAATTAGGTGGACCAAAAGGGGCAGCTATTGGTGCTGCCGTTGGGGGATTATATGGCGGAATAAGTGGTGCCATGTCAGGCAAAAAAGAAAAAGAAGAGCGTTTAGGTGCTGTAAAACAAGAAGCTTACGCGAAAGCAACAGGGGCTCAAGAATCAATGAATCCAAATAGAGGTCCTGTTAAATTAGAATCATATAATGAACAAGATACTAAAACCGGATTAGCTGGATTATTCGCAAAAGGCGGAACCATTAAAGGCGAAGGCACAGGAACTTCTGATAGCATAGTTACTGATATAAACAAAAGAGGTATTCCTGAAGGTAGTTTTATTACTCCTGCTAAGAATAATGAAATGGCAAAAGGAATTAGAAGAATAATATTAGGACAAAATCCTGATAAAGTTGCTGAATTTAAAAAAGGAGGTACTACTAACTCTGATAAAGTTGCTGTAAGTAATGGCGAACATTTGTTTACTCCTGCTGAAAAAGAAAAAATCATTAAGTATTTAGGAAAAGAAATATTAGAAAAGTTAGCTCCTGAAGCCGAAGAAAATGAAATGGAAAAGAAAAAAGGTGGCATGATTAAACGCGCCGATGGTTCCTATTCAAAAAGAGGATTATGGGATAACATTAGAGCAAATACAGGTAGTGGTAAAAAACCAACTGCTGAAATGCTTAAACAAGAAAGAAAAATTGTTGCTGAAAAAGCAAAAGGTGGTTACGTAGTAAAAAGGTCAAGTGAAAGAAAAGGTAAAACTCACGTAGTAACTGGACCTGACGGAACTAAAAAATACTTTGGAGATTCTAATTTAGGACAACATCCTAATGACCCTGCAAGAAAAAAAGCTTTTTATGCAAGACACGAAAAGAATTTGAAAAAAAATCCGTACTTTAGAGCATTCGCAAGAGAAACATGGGCAGAAGGCGGAACGGTAGGAAGTAAGATGAATAAAGCAAAAGGTGGCGAATTAACGAAGTCAAAAGCAAAAGAAATATTACACGATAAATCTGTTCACGGAAAGCCACTGACTGACAAGCAAAGAAAGTACATGGGCTATGTAGCAGGAGGCAAAAAGAACATGGGCGGTATTGTAGGAAAATACGCTATGGGAGGAAATGTAAACAGAGATTGGGATTGGGGTTAATATAAAAACATTATACCATGAAAGAGAAAAGAAGAATAACATCGGACGGTTACTTTGAAGTAAGTAAAGATGGCGGTAAGAGTTATGAAAAAACAACAATGAAGCCTACGCGTCAAGAAGTTTCAGAATGGAGTAATATGCAAAGCTTTAAAGACGGAGGAACTCCTAAGTCTAAAAAAGGAGGCGTAAGAGAAAAATATTATTTCGATAATATGATACCAAAAGAAGTTACTTTGCCTGTTGGGGGTACAGATTTTTCAAAAATGTTTGAAAAAACTTCTAAGCCAAATAATCTTGAAGACATGGATGTTAAAGACACTGAACTACCAAGTTTAACTTCTTTATATCCTAAAAAACCTGTTGCGGAAAGAAAATACGGATCAGGATTAGAAACCTTATTAGGTGCAGCGCAAGCAGGTTATGGCTTACAGCAATTAATGAAAGATAAACGACCTGTTGGTGAAATTGACCCTACGTTTAGCAGATTAACGGATGAGGCTGTTGCTGCTTCAAGATACGGATTTACTCCTGAACAAAGAGCAGCATTAAATCAAGATATAGTAAACGCAAGAATAGCTCAACAGGCTCAAATTAATCAATTAGCAGGTGGTAGCGCAGGTGTTGGATTAGCAAATGTAAGAGCAGCATTGAACGAAGAATTAATGAATAAATACAAGCTTGCGTCGGAAGACGAACAAAGACGTATGCAAAAAGCACAACAAGCGGCAGGATTATCGGCGTATAAGGCACAAATGAGTAGAGGGTTATTTCATGACAAAATGAATGAATTTATGCAGAAACAACAAGCTGGTGCCGAGTTATTAGGCGCAGGTATTCAAAATGTTGTTGGAGCAAGAAGATACCAACGTGAAAGAGAAGCACAGGATCAGATAAATAAAATGATGTACGGAAATTCATATTTAGGATAATATTATGGCAGAATTTGGAATCAGACGGGGCTTGGTTATAGACGAATCTATTGAGGATTTTCTTAATATTTCTTGTATTTATAAAATTATTAATCCTTCAAACAAAATATATATTGGTCAAACTATAAATCTTAAAAAAAGAATAGATAAATATAATAGATTAAATTGCAAATGTCAATCAAGATTGTATAATTCATTTAAAAAATATGGATTAGAAAATCATAAAATATACTTAGTGACAAAATGTGATATTGACAAAATGAATGAAACGGAAAGATATTATCAAGAATTTTATGATGTAATTGGGAAAAGCGGATTGAATTGTAAATTAACATCTACAAAAGATAAAAAATTAATTCATAGCGAAGAAACAAGAAAAAAAATGTCTGAAAAGTCAAAAGGAAGAAAAGACGCAAAAGAAGAAATAGAAAGAAAAAGATTATTTCAAACAGGGAGAAAAATGCCAAGAGAAGGGGTATTAAAAAGCGTAGAAAAAAGAAAAGGATTTAAGCATTCAGAAAAAACAAAACAAAAGTTAAGAGAAATATCTTTGAGGGATAGAGATAAAATATCTAATAGGATGAAAGGTAAAAAACTTTCTGAAGAAACAAAATTAAAAATATCTATTTCTCAAAAAGGTAAAAAAAGAAATTATTCATTTTATAAAGATAAAAATATTTTGCGTAAAAGAGTTTTATCTAATCCGCAAACAAAATTAGTTGTAAATTTAGAAAGTGGAATTTTTTATGATTGCACAAGAGATTCTTCTATTGCTTATGGAGTTAATTATAGCTATTTAATTCAGCAATTAAATGGAAGTAAAAAAAATAAAACATCATTAATGTATATATAATATGGCAGAATATGGAACCCGGCGCGGATTAGCCCAATCATTCGGTTTTGACCAAGCGACGGCAGATTTAGCAAGACAGCAAGACCAAATGCGTCAAGCTAAGATTTATGCTGAAAATAAGGCTAAAATGTTGGCAGAAGATTTTGATTATAACAGCGCTATAAACGCGTGGGATAATACTGCTATTAAAGAATACGCTCAAGGCAAAATAAAAGAGTTAGGGGCTTTTGTAAGAGAGAATCCTGACTACTTATATAATGTAGATAAAAGAATCGCTTACAATAACATTAAAAGAGAATTAAAAGATAGTAAACCTTTAATGGAAGGCTTACAGGTTGATGCTAACGTTAAGGAAATGGAAAAATGGAAAAATGATCCTAAGAACGCTCCCTTGTTAGATACGCCTGAATTTCAAAAAACATTACAAGACTATCAAAATTACGTTAAGACAGGTAGTACGGACGGAAATACTGCTAACAGAAAATTGTTCACATTCTATCCTCCTGAAGAAAGGATGGATACATGGGGAGAATTAAATAAAATTGCAAAAGCAACACAATTAAAGGGAGAAAGCGCTTCTTATTTAAGAGGAACAAAAACAACTAAAAAATTTGTTACCGAAGCCGATAAGTTAGATCAAGCAAGGTTAGCATTATCAAACTTAAATTTAAGAAGAGGATTAGAGCATGAGTATAATAAGTATTTAGAAAGTGGCGTTCCTGAAGGTCAGAAGCCATTGACGTTAGAAAGATATGTTTACGCTAATATGAAAAACTTATTCCCTAACGATGAATATCGTGATACTCATTTCCAAGTAAAAGAAGAAAGAGAGCCAAGAACGACAGGTGATGGAACCAAAAAAGCGGATAATTTAGGGCTTTATACTAATATTGTAGATGTAGCAACATTAAATCCGGGTAAACCTGTTCAAGCAAATCCTAAAGGCGCAAGAGGTATAATTGCTGGCGCAGATCAATCAATTGATATAGGAAATGGATTTTTCAAAACTCCTGATGGTAAATATATTCCTATGAATAATTTATCTACTTCTAATTTTAGAACAAATAAATCGGAAATTATTTACGACCCTGCAAGAAAACAACACTATATATCAGCTGATGTTACGCTAAATGAAAATGATGCCGAAAACGCGTTTCAAGAAATTAAACCTGTTGACACTCCTTTTGTTCATTGGTTTTGGTTAGATGAAACTAATATAGATCCTGAATATCAAGACAATATATCTTTACAAGGAACAGATGTAAATTTTAAAGTTTACTTCCCTATTCAAAAAGAAAATACAAGTTTAGCCGCAGCATATAATCACGAAGCTGGTCAAACATTGGAAAAGTCTGATACTAATCAGCCAAGTCAAGTGTATAGTAGAAGTCAATTAAAATCACAAGGGTACACGGACGCTCAAATAGATGATTTTAAAAAGAATTATAATGCTAATGTAACTGAAGATTGATTATGGGAAAAAAAGACGTATTAAATCCGATAGCCCTTCAGTATGGCGTAACTCCAAAAGAAGAAAATGGAGAAGAAGAAAATCCAATAGCAAGGGACATTAGGTTAGGCATAATTGGGGGATCAAGACCTACTAAAATTGAAGAATTATCACTTGAAGAATTAAAACAAAAAAACATAGAGGATTTTAGGCAAGCCGAAGTTCAAGAAGAAGCTTTAAGAAAAGATTTAGATCAATACGTAGGATTAAATGAACAAGAAAAAAAATATTTAATAGATAAAAATCTTAAAGGTGAATTAAAGGGAGCAGATTTTTCTCAAACTTTATTTACTATGGCGGGATTGATGCCTGAACAACAAAAGGTATTAACTAAAGACGCAAAAGGAAATAAAATATATGCGGACGAGAAAGATATGTTTGACATAATTGAAGAGCAAAAAAAAGATTTTAATTACGACAAATTAGTTTCTGATTTAACTTCAAAAACACAAACATCAAGTAAGAACAGTTATTACATGAAAGACAAGGGTGACGGGACACTGATTGCCGTTCCTTTGGCTATAAACGAAAAACCTGAAGCGAAAGACGTTAAAGACGCTCAGGTATTTTCAAGTTTAGATGATGATGCTATTGGCGACAGTAGACTTGCTGACATTGCTAAAAAAGCATATAACATAATACCTTCCGTAGCGCAAGGATTTATTTCAATTCCTGAAACAGTTCAAGGGTTAGTTACGGGTAAAACAGGAGGAACTTATAAATTATTAAAAAGCATATTAGAAGAAAGTAAATTTAAAACCACACAAGAATATCAAAAAGGAATTTTAGACACTGAAAAAATAGATGAATTTTCAGATTTTTTATCTAAGGACGTTTATGATTTGTCAGGTGATAAGATTTTAAATACGGTAGTAAACGTAGCATCTTCGTTAGCCGAATTTGGATTAACGAGAAAAATGGTTCCTATTAAAGGAAAAGCTGGAATTTTTGCGGCAGGCATTGCTATGAATATAAAGGAGCCTTTACAGGCGGCAGAAGATGCGGGAGTAGAAGGTAGAGGGAAATATGCTGTTGCGGCTACTTACGCTTTGGCAGCAAGTGGATTAGAAACTTTTTTAGGTATCGAAGGTAAATTATTTGACGATGCTGCTACTACTGCTAAAAAAGAAATGATTAATAAAATCATTAAAGACAATGTAGAAGTAGTGGGAGGTAAGTTAACAAAAGAATCAGTAGAAAATCTTTATAAAGAAACTTTAAAAGAAATTCCAAGTTTTTACGCTAAGTATGCAAAAAATACTGTTGGTGATGTTACCGATGAGGTTGTGCAAAACATGATGCAAAATGCTACGCAGGAAATTCATGATATTGTAATGAGAGATGAGCCTGAAGCCGCAAAATTCAATACAAAGTTTTGGTCGCCTAAAGCATTAGGAGAATATATAAATTCTGCGGCAGGTGGACTTATAGGCGGTATGGGAGGTTCGTTGTTTATAAAAAACAAACAATCACAAACTGCTTACGATGCTATTAAAGACGGAAAAGAAAATGAATTAAAAGTTCAATTAACTTCGGGTTTAAAAGAAGGTAGATTAACTCAAGAAGATTATGATAGGGCTATATTTAAAATTGATTCCTATAAAAGTTATTACGAAGCTACTAAGGACAGAAATGTTACAGACGAAGAAAAAAGAAAGATATTTGATTTAACATACGAAAAAGAAAATACTAAGTCGGGAGTAGAAAGATTAAAACAAAATAATCCCGGCGGAATTAACGATGGATTAATTGCTGCAAAAGAACAAGAAGTTAGGGATTACACGCAACAAATAAATGATATTTGGTCAACTGCCGAAGCTAGAACATCTGAATCACCTGTTGAAGAAGCGAAAGTAGAAGTTCCTCAATGGAGGACTGCTATGGACGATTTTTCTAAAGAAATTGGGAACAAAGACAAACGACAATCAATAAACAATTCAACAAGAGATCAGATACAAACAGTTGTTGGGGCTTCTCCAGAATTAAATAAATTAGCAGAGCCATTTAGCGTTGACTTTACCTCTCCACATTTGCCTGAAGAATCAACGATACAAATTAGAAATGGTATTTTATATGAACCATATTTAGTAAAACAAGAAGGCAAAGAGGATGTTATTGAAACAAGGCAATTACCTGTTTATGCTATGGAAGATAAAGATGGTGGAACGTGGTTATTTGCAGTAGGGCAAAAAACGGAAACAGGCGCAGAAGACGTAACTTATTTAATTAAGTTAGACGAAGAGGGTAAATATGAAGGTCATCAAGAATTTAAGTATCGTACAGCTAAAAAGAACGAATTAACTTTTGATGATATTAAACCTGCATTTGATAAATTAGGTATTCAAGCCGCATCTTTAACAAGTGAAATAAAAGGAATAGAAAATATTCCTCAAGCTGAATTTGAAGAAGTAGAAGAGTTTGAAGAAATTCCTGAAGAAAAAGGCATTGTTGAATCCGAACAATTTAAAAATGTTTACGAAAAAGTAAAGGCGGGTGTAAGTAAAGCAAAATTAAAATTACTACCAAACAATACTGTCGGAGTAACCATTGACGGAGAAGATGTTCCTTTTGCTTCACAAAGATATTTAAACAAAGAAGAATTGCCTTCGGGTGACGTAGAAGTTAATGTAAGAGTAGTAGAAAACATAGATGGTAAATACGGACGTGGCGTATTGATTGAAACTCAAGAAGGAGTTCCTTTGGGATACATTAGACGTGCAGGAAAAGAAACAGGAAGAGTTGCTGCTGAAAAAATATCACCAACAGAAGATGTTGATATTGATGTTCCTGTTGAGTTAAGTGATGTTGCAAAAGAAAGATTACAGCAAATAGAAAAAGACCAAGAGAATTACGAATTAGTAGAGGACGAATTAAGTCGCAGATATGTAAATAAAAAAACAGGCGAATCTTATACTTCTGTAAGTACATTTGTAAGTGGTAAATCTGGTGGCGATTTTGAAGGAAAAAATCAATTAAGAGAAACAGCATTTAAGGTAGGTAATATCATTAATGGAATAGTAAGAGATTTCTTTAACGGCACTATTAAGTCATATTCTAATTACGCGGAAAATATGTCCCGTGACGATTACGATGATATTATTAGGCAATTACAAGACGTAATTCAATATGCAAAAGACAAAGGATATTCTATTGTTACTAAGCCATTGATTATTGCAGACGATGTAAATAAAATTGCAGGTCAGCCAAACTTATTAATGGTTGATGAAAATGGTAAATTTTATGTTTACGATGTGGCTACATTAAGAAATACAAAAGGATTAGAAACAAAAGAGTTACTGAATAGAAGATACAAAGACAGACCAACAAACGCCGAAAGAATATCTGCTCAAGTAAACATATTGGCTGATATTTTAAATAACAAATACGGATTAGAAGTAGGTAGAGTTGGGGTAATTCCTTTTGATGTAGATTATGAAGTTTTATCAAAAGATAAACCTGTTCAAATTACTCATGCGGTAAGAACTAAAAGAGTTGACTTTAAGCGTAAACAAATATTGAAACCAACAGGCAAAACATCTACTGCGGAAGTAAAAGAAAAAGTAGAAGAAGTAAAACCTATTGAAAAGAAAGCAGAAGAAAAACCAAAAGAAGCTAAGCCTGCCGAGAAAGAAGTTGTTAAGGAAAAAGTAAAAACGGAAGAGGAAGAAGCGAAAGAGCAGTTAAAAGAAACCGAAAATTTATTATCAGGCGATGCTGAAAAAAATAGAAAAGCAGGCAAATTTGTAAAGAACGGAATTGAATTTGTAAGAAACAAAAAAGGCGAGGGAGAAAAAGGAAGTCAAGGTCAAGTTAGGTTTACTAATGAGGCAGGAGGAGCAGGAGTTGTTGTTCCGTTTAGGTATAAAATTATAGAAGCCGAAACGTTACAACCTTCTCATGAAGGAGGAATTAGAAACCCATTACACTTTATTCCTGAAGCACAACCTAAAAACAGAAACGATGCGGGAAGTTTGCAAGCAGAAGATAGTTTTGCTGAAAATCCAAGATTTAATGAATTAGGCGAAAACACAAATGCTTACAGTGGAGCTCCAATAGTTAATGAAAGAAACGAAGTTATTCAAGGAAACAATCGTTCGGCAGGATTAAGAAAAGGTTATAAGCAAGGAAATGAAAAGTATAAAAACGATTTAGTTGATAATGCTGAAAAATTTGGATTTACTAAAGAGCAAGTATCTAAATTTAAAGAACCTATTCTTGTAAGAGAAACTGCTGTTACAGATGAATTTTCAATAGAGTTAGGAAACTACGATGCAAAAGATTTGGAAACAGGAGGTAAAAGAAGAATTGATTCTATTGCTGTTGTAAGAAGAATGCCTTTTGATGTAAAAGGTAAAATAGCAAACATATTATTTAGAGAAGAAGATAAAACATTAAATCAGGCTATTAGAGATAATATTAAGGATTTTATTAATTTAATTAATCCTTATTTGAATCAGGCGCAAAGAAACACTATATTCAAAGATGGTGAATTAACTGAAGCTGGAGCAAAAGATTTAGAAAGTGTAGTTCAACAATTTTTGTATGACGGCGGAGATGTTGCGTTACCTGAATTGTTTGAATCATTGTCTTATAATCAAAAGGAGGGAATTAAAAAATCGTTGCCAAATATATTTTCTGTTGGTTACGAAAAATCAATAATTCCTGAAATACAAGAAGCTATAATAGCTTTAAGTAGCTTTAATGCAAGTGGAGTTGATAAGATCAACAATTGGTTAACTCAACAAGACATGTTCGCTGAAGGTAAAACTCCAAAAGAAATATATACTCCCGTTGCAATAGAGTTAGCTAAATCATTAAATTCTGCTACATCACAAAAACAAATACAAAAGATTTTTGCTGAATACGCAAGTTTAGTAAAGGATAAGCCTGCCGATATGTTTGATGAAGCAAAAAAGGGATTAACAAAAAAAGAAGGTATAAAACAAATATTTAACGTAGAATATGAAGAATCAAAAAAAATTAGTGAGAGAGGCGGTATTGAGATTGATAAAAAGCCGTCAGCCGAAGGAGGCGAAGATGTTGCCCAGCAAAAAGCAAAATCAGTCAAATCAATCTTTGATGAAGCCGTAAAGTTATTCTATAAGATACGCGGAACAGAAGGAGCTGCTAAAAAAAGAAATTTAACACAAGAACGTAAAGAACTTTTAAAAGAAAATCCTACTGTAAGGTTTATAGATAACAATATAAGTTCTATCTTTGAACAATTAGAAAATAAAAACATTATTAAACGTAAGGGTAACTGCCCATAAAATAAAACAAAATGAAAAAACCTAAAAAATTACCACAAGAAATTGTAGATTTATTACTGCCAAGATTAAAGGACGAGTTTACTGCTTATTATCATTATAGGGCGCTTTCTAACTATTGTCAAGGTGTAGGGTTTATGAAGGCTGCAAAGTTCTTTCAGGGAGAATCTGATAACGAATTAGGACATGCTAAAAAGATTGAAAACTATTTAGTTGATTGGAATGTAAATCCACAATTACCAAAAATTGATGAACCTAAGATTGAGTTCAAAGGATTGTTAGAAGGTATTGAAATGTCTTATAGTATTGAATACGCTTTGTACGAAGATTACGAAGATACATCAATGAAAATTTTCAAAGAGGGTGATGTTTGTACTTTTGACTTTTTACAATTTTTCAGAACCGAACAAACTGCTGCTGTTGCAGAATACTCTGATATGTTAAATATGTTAGAAGGAACTGATACTGCAAGTAAATTTGAATTATTAATGCTTGAAGAAAAATTATTTGGAGAATAATGGCTAATTGTATTATTGTATATAATGGCAAAGAATATGACTACGCTGCGTTCGCAACAATGTTGCACGATGGCTTATTGCAGAAATTTGTATCCGATAAAGCCGTAAATAAAAACGAGCTTAAAGGCGACAAAACTTTCTTAAAAGAAGCTGTTAAACGTAGAGAGCAAGTTCGTGAGAAAATCAACAAAGTGGTTGATGCTCTTAAAAAAGCAAATCCTAATTTAGTAATAGAGGAGGACGAAACTATTGTTGATAAAGATGGTCAACCATTGGCGGGTATCGTTATGAAAGACAAAGACGGTAAAGTAGTAGTTAAGATTAATCCTAATTACGCCGGATTAGATACTCCTATTCACGAGGTAGGTCATATATTCATTGATGCCATTGGTTACGATAATAAAGTAATACAAGCTGCTATTAACCAACTAAAAGATACTAAACTTTGGAATGATACAAAGAAAAGGTATCCTGAATTAAGTGAAAAGAATTTAGGCAAAGAGGTGTTGGCTGAAGCTATTGGTAGAGAAGGTGCTGACATATTTGAAAAAGACGAGCAAAAGAGTAAGTTCAAACAATTTTTGGATTACATCTTTGACAGGGTTAAGAGTTTATTTGGTATTCAAAAGAATCTTGCAAAAGAATTAGCTAAACAAGTATTGGCAGGTAAGTTTGAAGTTGCTGAATTAGAAGAAGAATCATACGAGCAAAGGACTGGTAAAACTCCTAAATTGACGCGTTCTGAATTTTTCAGTAAGGCTTACGGAAGAGTAGGTATGCAGTTAGAAACATTTGAAACAGAAATTGCAAGACTTGAAAACAAATTAAGACAGACGCTTACTGTATCTGAAAGAAAAGAAACTCAAAAGAAATACGATATTGCTAAATCAAGATTAGAAGATTTTGAAAAGGCTTTTAAAAAATATTCATTTGATTACAATAAGATAAACCGATTAAGGTTGTCGGAGGGTGATTTAGATAATAAGAGTTTAGACGAACTAACCGATTTATATAACTTAACGGTAGAGTTTGATCCTAATTCTGACAATGCCTTTTTAGCAGAGGTAAAATACAGAATAGCTTATTTAGTTTCTGAAAAACAAAGAGAGTTTTTAGAAAACAAAGGTGCGGATGTTTCTCGTGCTAAATTTGAAGATTTAAAAGGTAAGGACGTTATCATGAAGGCTTTAGGTCACATGAGTGAAGCTTTCCCTGAATTGCAGTCGTTAAGCAAAATGTACGACAAGCAGGTTAATGATATGCAGACCGAAAGGAATGAGAAAAAACAAAAGTTACAAGAACTTGCGAAAGATGTTATTGCAGAAGAAAGTAAAAACATAGGCGTTAAGGTTAAAGACTTTACAGTAGGTAACGCTCACAAATTCTTTGCGTGGATGGATGCGGGTAACGGAGAATATATTTCTATTGCAAAGGCAAGAAGTATGAGTGAGGCAAAAGGTAAGTTCTTAGAGTATATGTTAAAGCTCAAAGAAGATTACAAAGACTTACAAGAAAAAACTCCTGCTGGATATAGTCCTTTGGAGGTAATTATGACTGACCCTAGTGTTGTAGAGAAATTTGAATCAAGCGGAATAGTAGGCGCTGCGCAACAATATTTAGGTACAAACGAAAGATTACGTCAAGTTAAAATAAAATACACTGATAGTAATGGTAAAACATCTTTAAAGACTTTTGGAGAAATAGAACAAGAGTTACAAAAAGATTCTAAGGCAGGTAAAATATCAAAAGCTATTGCAGTATCAAAATCACTTTATTACAACCGTAAAGCAAAGGCTTTATTGAAAAAAGGTGTAGATGAAAGTGGCGAAGAAATAAACGCTTTACGTGCCGATTATATGCTTAATAAGCAAGGTAAGTTAGTCAATAAGTTTGGATTAAAAAGACCTGTTGATTTTGATTACTCACGTAATTTTTATGCTGCTGCGGTGCAGTATATTGATGATATGACTTGGAATAAGTATATTCAACCAATAGTTCCTGTTGTAGAATCAATAGAGCATTTTAACAACACTACTGGTATTGATAGAGCGCCAAAACCAAACATTGTAAAATGGTTACAGATTTGGAAAAAGATGCACGTTTATCAAGAAAGACAAGACACTTTATTGCCTCCTGAAGTAAACTACTTAATGAGAACATTAAGACACATGACTTCATTAATACGATTAGGGTTTAACGCAAAAGCATCTTTAGTCAACTTAATAGCAGGTCAACAGAATAACTTCCGTGAATTAGGCGGTAAGGCATTGGTTAAAGGTCAATTAAGAATGTTAACGCCGACAAAAGGTGGAGCAATGAAATACTCTACTAAGGCATTTAATATGGTTAAAAAATATAATGTTGTTTCTACTGATTACGATGAAAAAGCAACGGTATCTGCAACAGGTATTTTCAATACATTAGCTCAAGGATTAACGGTATTAGCCGAACATAATATTCAGGGAGCAATGTTCTTAGGGCAATTTTCTACTGCTGAATGGAATGATTTTGATAGTCAAGGAAATTACAAAGGTAGTGATCCTAATATGGCTCAAAAGATTGAAGAATATAAGAAAAGAACTTCTGATACTCATGGTAAGTACGCTGCGAAAGATAGAAGAAACTTTGAGTATTTTGAATTAGGTAAATTTATCGGGCAGTTTAAAACATGGGTTCCTGATTGGTGGAAGCAAAGATTTGGTAGCCGATATATTGACAGGGACGGAAAAGAACATTACGGAAGCTGGAGAGTTATTCAGTATGAGGGATTAAAGCAAATAAGAAAAGATATAGTTGACCCTGATTTTTGGAGGTCTGATAAGGCTTCAGCGGTTGCAATGAGAAAAAATTTAAGGTCTGCATTAATGATGGGAGCTTTATTAGCTGTATCATTAGGTGGCGATGACGATGAAAGAAAACGTAAAAAAGGCGATGTGCTTTCTCAATCAATAAACAACTTAACTTTTATATTCAATCCTGAACAAGCTAAATTTATGATTAAACAATCTGCGGCAGGTACAGGATTATTATATGACTTTATAGATGCTTTAGATAGCGGAATAAAAGCTGAAAGATATAAGTCAAAAACAAGTAAACACGACAAAGGTGACTTAGTAGCGTTTGATAAGGCTACAAGGTTAATACCGGGAACGAAAGTTATTAACGATATAACAGAAGAAAAAAAATAATTAATAAATTTGAAACATGGCATTAGTATTAAAATCAACTGTAACAGTAATAGATGGTTGTTACGGTTTTAACTTTATAGATAGTACAGGAGATTACTCCGAAGAAAATCCCGGAGGATACGGAGGCGATAATCCTAAAATAGACAGCGTTCTTAATTGCACGATAAAAGTTTATCCTCCAAACTCTACAATTCCTTATGTATTTTATTTTGAATGGGATAAATTTACATACAATTATACACTAGCTACATTAACAAAGCCTGATGGAACTGTTGTAGATATTTTAGCGGATGTATCAAGTTTGTATTTTCCTTTTTCGGTAGATAACGAATTTGAAATAAAAGAAACATATTTAGACTACGAAGACAATACATCAATAATTGATGGCGCGTGGACTATAAATTATGAAATTATAGTTGAAGAAGGAGAAGATGTTGAAATTACTTATTCTACTAACAGCTATCAATTAACAACTTGCGGTGCTTGCTGCTGTATTCAGAAATTATTCATTAATTTACCTGATTGCGGTTGTGACGATGGTTATTTTAGAACTGCTCAATTGGCGGACGCTTATTTGAACTCGGCTATTTATTCAGCTAACATGGGTTACATGGAAAGAGCTCAAAAGAATATAGATAAAGCAAATGAAATTTGTAGTGGTAATTGTAAAACGTGTTAATTTAAAAAATAAAAGAAATGAGTTGTAGTTGTAATATTAGCTGTAATTGTAATACGGTAATTCAAAAAGGAGATATAGGACCTCAAGGTCCAATTGGTCCACAAGGACCGCAAGGGGTACAAGGTGAACAGGGCGAACCGGGTGAAAATGGAAATACAATATTGAACGGAACTACTGATCCTTTGTTTCAAGGAGAAATTGGTGATTTTTATATAAACACAGCTACCAATGAATTGTATGGTCCTAAAACAGAATCAGGATGGGGGAGCCCAACAAGTTTAATTGGTCCACAAGGTCCTCCGGGTCCAAGTGGAAATTGTTGTTTTGAATATGAAATAGGGGAATATGTAAGTGCTGAAGGCGGAGTAGTGTTTCATAGATGGTTATCAACTACTTCTTACGGTATTCCTGAAAACGGAACAGTTCAAAATTACTTAATTGTATCATTAGAAGACGTTTCTACAACAATGGAATGGATAAACGTAGCTTTAGATACTACATATATATCAGGAGCAACAAGTAATTGGAACGGTGAATCAAACACGAACGCTATTATGACCGCAGGGGCAACAAGTGGAGCTGCTTATGATTGCTCTAACTTTACAGGCGGAGGAAAATCTGATTGGTATTTACCTGCAATAGATGAAATGTGGAAATTATACAATAATAGATGGGAAGTTAATCGCGGATTAGCAAGTGTATCTCCAACAGCTTACGATTTAATAGGGTATAAAGTTAGTTATTGGACAAGTAATAATGATAGTAACGATGCTACAACCGCTTATCTATTTTATACAGGACCAAGTTCTTCTCCGGGTAATCCTACTTTTCAGCAATTATTAAAGTCTGATTTATATGATGTAAGAGCAGTTAGAAAATTTACATTTACGCCTTAATATAAATTAATATGTTTGAATACGTAAATCCTCAATTGCAAACAAGTACGGTAAATACTGTATTGATTCTTAAATCATGGTTAGCAAATAAGTCTGTTGAAACAATAACAAAAGAGCAGATGGGTGAAGATATTTGTGAGTGTTGTAATGGTAAATTAGTATTAGCTACTAAATACATTCAATATATGCAATGTTATCAATTTTCTTATTATGAAATAAATGAAGAAAAAGAATTGGTAATTGTAAATCCTTATAATTGTTTAACTGAAAAAGAGTTGAAAACTTTGTTAGAAAAATCTAATATACTTACTACACAGAAATGCTAAAAAGTATTATCTTTGTAAAGATTTCTTCATAGTTGTTTTAATTAGATTGATTAATTAGTTCTTAAAGCGGGGTTTATTCTCCGCTTTTTGATTTATAATACTCTTCTTTAAGCATTTGAGCAATTTCTCTTTTTAAAGCGAATTTAGGATGGTTTCTGTCGCCAAACTCCCACTCTGAATGACAAGTGGCGCAAACTATAAACACGTTTCTTTTATCTAAACGGTAGGACGGATATGCACCTTTAGATAGAATATGGCTAAAATTAATTGGAGATAAATTAAATATTGGAACTTTACAACATTGACAAACTGAATTTGTTTTTTTTGCTATTTCTTTAAATAAATCAATTTCGCCTGTTTTCTTTTTAAACTTTATTTTAGGTTTAGATTTGCCTTTTTTTAGCTCATTACATCGCTTACAATAACCTTTCTTAACAACAATCATTCTTTGTTGTTTACATTCAATACAAGTGCTGTAATTAGGTTTAAACATTATTTGCCTTCTATTTCAATTATTACGCATCCTCCTGTTCCAAAAAACTTTCTTACGTTATCTTCGCCCCAAATTATACTATCGTCTGAATAAACTAACTCGCTCATTGAATCTAACACTAATTTTTTGAGGTTGTCGCATACGTCTGGACGAGTTGTCTTTGGAAACAATTTACCTTCTCTTATTTCCTCCATTCGTCCTTTTATTTTATGGAAAGCTTTTAATGGAGCATAAATGAAATGAAGTTTAGTGATACGCGCTTCTTCAGTAAACATTTGAAAATCTTTCGGGAGCTGATTTGTTATTTGTCTGCGATAATCTTTTTCCCGATCAATATACTTTTTAGGCTGAAAGAAATGACCTGACTTAGTGGCTCTGACTGATTGTTTAGCCATTGGTTCACCGAACAAAGTAAAAGAAACTTTTCTTAACTCATTACTTGCAACAGGAATTATTTTTTCTCTAGGTTGCTGAACTGTTTTCGCTTTTGAGTAACTCCCATCGCTATTGCGAACAAGTCCCATTTGCAATAAAGTTTCTTCTGATATAGATTGTTTTTTAGCCATGTTTTTTAAATAAGTCGCTATAAAGTAACGCAAAGATGTAAGTTATAAGTAGTTGTCATAAAATATCTTTACAACCTTTAAAGTTTCTGTTTCAGCAAAAGTAATCATTTCTTCTTCTTTGTTAATCCAATCGTCATTAAATATTATTCCTGAAAGGTGCATCATTTCGTGAAAAACAGTAGATGTTGTTGTTATCGTATCGGTACATCTGTTTAAATTAATAAATACAAACGGACTATTATTAATTGGAGAAAGATTGCACCATCCTGCTATATAAGATTGTTCTTTATTGTTAATATGCTTTTTGCAATCTTCAGCGTTTAATCCGTGCATTTCTTTAGTGTTATAATATTCAAATATTTCACACGGATTAAAGCTTAATAAAAGAATGTAATTATCATTAATTATTGTTATCATATAAAGAATAATCTTATAGTTATTTCAATTATGGTAATTTATTAGGGTTTTCGTTTAGTTTAGCTTTTATAATTTTAATGTAAAGATTGTAGTTAAATTGTTGACGTACTGAATTTTCAGTCTTTTCGCTCCAAAATTGGAGGCAACTCATAAGATTAAATTGTTTCATATTTATTTGTTTTATTTAGTCCAATCAAATTTTAAATAATTAAAAGATAACAAATGGTATTGAAAAAATTTTTCGTGATGTTTGTCTGGTATATAAGTTTTGTGTCTAAGCTTAATTGATTTTATAGGAACAACAAACTCTTCAGGCTTTAAATTTTCTTCCGTAGTCAAATACCATGTAAAGTCTAAGGGATTTAATAATTCTTTACTTAATTTAAAGTTTACAGTTTTATCTGCAAGCTCAAACTGAATAACTCTTAAATCATCATAATCATAATTGTTTATGGTTTGAAATCCTAACGCAATTACTTTTACGTTATAGTCTACATCATACTTAACAACTAACCAAACGAACAATGTATCTTCTATATCGTTCTGATTAATGAATCCACTTAACATTTTTGATGTAAAATAAACTCCATCTTCGTAAACAGAATCAATAGTTTCAAATTTTTCGTACAAATCTGTAATTGGACCCTCTTGAGCGCTAATTGTAAGCCCTGCAAACAATAAAGCTGTTGTGATTAATTTTTTCATGATTGATAGTTTTTATATAACCTTTAACGTAGTAATTTGTATAAAGTTACAAATAATTTTATAAAAAAATAATTTTTATTTGTAATAATTCATATAAGGTTGATAATCAGTAAATTTAGTTTTTTCATGCTCAAACGTTAACATTACATCTGCCAGTGGTCCGTTACGATGTTTGGCGATAATAAACATTGCCATTCCTGAAGTAGAGTTTCCTTTTTCGTCTTGCATTATACCATAATATTCAGGGCGATATAAAAACGAAACAACGTCTGCATCCATTTCTATACTGCCACTTTCGCGCAAATCAGAAAGCATAGGTCTTTTATCTTGTCTTGATTCAACGGCTCTACTTAATTGTGATAGCGCTATAACAGGCACTTTTAATTCTTTTGCAATATTTTTTAAAGACCTTGAAATTATACCTATTTCTTGTTCTCTATTACCTTTGTGATCAGGAACAGTTATTAATTGCAAATAATCAACTACAATTAGCCCTAAATTCTTTTCTCTTTTAAGTTTACGGCATTTATTTTTTAAATCAAATATTGATATTCCTGCTGTATCATCAATGAATATAGGGGCTCCAATAAGTCCTGCGCAATTATTAGTCAATTGGGTCATTTCATATTCATTTAATCCTGTTCTTAAAATTTTCTCAACAGGAATACCGCTTTGCTGTGATTGCATTCGTGCATAAAATTGTGATGTTGACATTTCAAGAGTGAATAAAGCAACTGATTTTCCTTGAGTAATCGCAGGATTTGTAACAAGTTGTGCCGCTAATGAAGATTTTCCCATTCCCGGACGTGCAGCAAGTATAACCAAATCAGGCTCCTGCCACCCTGCTGTAATTTTATCAATACCATTAAATCCAGAAGTAACTCCTAATTTTCCACCATTCTCCAATATTAACTTGTTTCTCTCAATCATATTTGCATAAATTTCACGAGAAGACGCTATATTGTTTCCTGTTAAGTTAGTAGTTATTTCTGTTAAATTCTTTTCGTATTTATCAATTAAGTCAGCTATTTTACATTGAGGATTATAGGCTTCAGTAAGTGTAGAGGATGCTATATTTATAACGTCACGCAACATCTTTTTTTCAACTAATATATCGCAATGTTTTTCAATATTGTCGTGTGATAATACGTTGTCTGTTAGTTTTGTTATAAAATACGCTCCGCCAATGGAATCTAAATACTTGTTATCTTTTAGCGCTTGAATAACAGTAACGTATTCAATAGGCTTTTTTGTATCGTATAACCACTTACAGCATTTGAATATAATGGCGTGTGAAGGGTGATAAAAATGTTCGTGAGTAAGCCTATTAACTACTTCGTCTATTGCTTTCGGAAAGTAAAGTATTTGCCCTAAAACTATGGCTTCTATATCTGTTGCTTGAGGTATGTTCATCGTTTGTATATTTTAGGCTCAAATGATATTCCTGTTGATTGATTAACTATTTTATGTTCTTCTTTCATCCAATTAGCAATCATTTTTTGTTTCCAATTAATAACTTTATCGCCGTTACGATCTTTCCAATCAGCCACCGAATAATACTCAAACGCTTTTTTGGCTTGAATATCTGAATACCCTTTTTCCTTGAAATATGAAACGACTTGTTCCTGCGTTGGCGGTATAAATTCATTTTTACTTTTTTTACGTTTAGGTTTCTTAAAAAAGTTTAACCATTTGTCAGTAGGTTGATTTTCAATTAATAGTCCTTTTTCTCTTAACAAAGATATGTAAGGAACTATCTTATCAAATTCAATAGCAATATATTCAATAGATTTATCTGCTGGATTCTCATTTTTTTCAAAACATAAATTCATAAAATCCATTACAACGTATTGCTGAAGAGATAAATCTAAATCAACTCTTACTGAATGATTAATCGTTGTTACTCCCGTTATCTTTATCATTATCAAATACGCTTACAAATATTACAAAAAACCACATGAATAACCACATTGAACTCCCTGTCATTATTGATACAACAACAGGTAGATAAAGTGTTGTGAGTAGAAAAAATGCTTTAATTATATTAATCATGGCTTTATTAAATTAAGTTTTTTAACATCATCCTTAGTAGCTAATTTGATTTTCTTTTTCTTGGTGTAGTCTTCTTGATTTTTATTAGCTAAAAGATATTGAGCTACTTCTGCCATGCAATTAACTACTTCAAGTTTTAACTTACGCATTTTTTCTATTCTGTCGCGTTTTTCTTTTTTCTGTTTTTCGTTATAAACATTAGAAAGTTTAATGGCTTCCATGTTATCGTTTAATACTTGATCTACAATCATGAATGCAGCCAAATTGTGCTCGTTTGTTTGGTCGTATGATATTTCATAGCCTTGCAATGTTAAAGTCATTTTAAATCCAATTTGACTTTCAATTTTGAGTGATTTTTCTTCTTGTTTCATTTTGTTCCGGGAAATAATAATTTTAATTTTTTTAAACTTTGTTCTTCGTTAAATTCTTTTACAGCAAATTTTATTTTACCGTTCTCGTCAATTTCAGGACTACCAATTGTTAAGTTGATAAACACTCCGTAACGAGTTGCAAGCCAAATAATCTGATCTTCTCTTAATGAGCCTTTCATATCGCCGTGCTTTAAATATCTGCTAATCATATCAACAGGTAATTTATACCCTCTTAAAGCTGCATCGTTTATAACGTCTTGTTGCGTTAATTTAAGTATATTAATCCTATCAATTATCGCCTGTCTTATTTTTTGGTTAGTCTTAATAACCGAATATTTTCTACCCATTTTCTCGTTCCTCCAAAATTTTATCTATGTTATCAATCATGTAGTTAAATTGCTTATCAACTTGTTCTGAAGTTAATGGCGATGTAAATAGCAAGGAAAATATAATTTCTCCCCTTACTGCGTGTTCTATTGATGCAAAAGAATAAACATCGCCGAACGATTTTGTTTTTGCGACTGAATCGGAATAACACATTACCTTAGCAATATATTCTTCTCCGTCTTTATCTTTTACTCTTTGGATTTTTGCCATTTCAGGCTCTTTCCCTTCAATGTTTAGTTTCATAATTTATTCACTAAGTTTGTTAATTTTACAAATTCACTTCTTTCTACTTCAAACTGACTAATTACTTTTTCGTCTTTATCTAATCCGCTTATTACAACGCTTTTTTCGTTAAGATAAAAACATATTTCTTCTATTCTTTCATCGTATAATATAGCGTATTCAGTAGCCTTTAATCTTAATTCAACTTCCATTTTCACTTAATTTTAAATAATAATCTTCTGGCGACAATACTTCTATTCCAAATTCAACAGCTAACCATGCCAATACTTTTTCTATGAATTTACTCATATCTTCCTTAGATAAAGATGAAGTACTCGTAACCTCTAATTTGTCCCAACGTATATTTTTCAGTCTAATAGGTTTAATGTAAGATAAAAACATTGGAGCTATAACATCTTCATGAATATCATCCGCTTTATTAAAATGGCTAAACGATTCGTGCTGATGAGCTGTTTGCAATATAGCTCCCCTGTAATATGCGTGTTGGTCAGTAGAAACTTTCTTATATCTTTTTTTAATAATCTCTTCAAACTCTTGACCTTCTAATGATTCAAGTTGTTTCTTATACAATTCGGTATTGTAGTAAATCTTTTTACCATTCTGTATCTTTCCATAATGTCTTACTATTAAACTCATACGTATATTTCTGATGTTATGTAAGTATAATTCTTTCCTGCTGGCTTGTAGTTTACTATTTTCATAGTGTATTCACCCGTTTCCTTGTTGATAATCTTTTGTATGAATATACAAACCTTTTTACCTATCACATCGTTTCTGCTAAAAGCAATATCTTTTTTAAGAACTCCCAATATAGCAAGTAACTTTTTAAAAGTTTTATATTCAAACTGATCCCCAATACGGAATGCTTTTTCAAAAATATTACCGTTACAATTAAAAGAAAAAACTACACAAGGCGAAGCAAGGTATGTTATTAAATCTCCGTTTGCATCTTTTAAAGCATAAACATTGTCAATAACACATTCGTGAACTCCGTGCGGAATTTCTTCTTTCAATTGCGGTATAGTAACAGATAGTCCCATGTTTAGAACGGCGCACCTTGATTATCGTCAATAAAAATACCTGTCTGTGGAGCGTTCATTTGAGGAGGAGCCTGTTGCTGAAATACATTATTTTGTTGGAAAGGTACCTGTTGTTGAACAGGAGCTTGCTGTTGTACTGGTTGCGTAAAAACAGGTTGTTGATATTGTGGAGGCTGAAACGTTTGAACAGGCTGTTGAGGCATTGCTTGACCAACTTGTGGTTCAGGACCAAACTTAGTAATAATGTTTTGCCAATCTTGTGATTCTCTGATTTTCTTCTGAACGTATTGCCATAAAGAATGAAATTGTTGCCATGAAAACTTATCTAAATCGAATAAGAACGGCGCGTTTTTAGGTTGACCATAATTACTTGTCGGAGGCATAATCATTGTTCCTGATGCAGCTATGTTAGCGTAGGTAATATCGTCCTTTTGAGTGTGAACAACCATTACTTGACATGACTGCCCTAAGTATGCAGGTAAGTCTTTTGCTAAATCAATTTTAGCTACCCCTCTCCATTGTTTAAGCATCTTGCAAAGGTTAGCCTTTTCATCTGAATAGAAATTGTAATCTTGCATAATAGATAATCTTTGAGGTCCTCTTGTTTCGTCAAATACCTGTTCAGGTAATGTTGGAAACTCGAAGCAGAACTTTACTTTAGGCTTACTGCTTACGTTGCCTTTGAAATTTTCTTGATGCGTACCCATATCAATTATTGCATAGCAAATTGCTGGGTGTAATCCTGCTGGAGGAATTGGCTTTTGGGTTCTTTGACCCTGTGGTGTTGATAGTCCCATCTTGTTTTTGTTTTTGTTTGTTTATTAATAAATTAATTTATCCGTCTTTAACTCTTGTTTCCTTTTGTAATTAGTTAGTTTCTTAGTAATTCTCTTTCTCAATAACGTTGCTGACTTTCTCATCTTAGCATTGCTTTTAAATTCAAATCTGCCTAAACCTTTAACTGTTATTGATACTGCTGAAACATCTGACTTTTTCCTTTTAAACCTATCAGATATTCCCGTCCAAAAAGGATACAGCATAAAATATAATTCTTTGCGTGTGTATTGCGGAAACATACTGATAAGTTTGTCGGGAACTTGTTTGTCTTTTGCCATTACTTAGTAACTACTGATACTTCTTTGTAAAACTTAATACCTGCAATAATATCACCATCGTTAAGTGATTCTTTGTTAGCCTTAATCCATTCACGAACTTTTGCCTCGTCAACCATTAAGAATTGAACAGGAACTCTGCTAAGGTCAACAACATCAAATTTCCAATTGTGTCTGATGTTAGATGCTTTTTGTGATTCTAACATAGCTAACTCATGGTTAATGCTGTCTTCAAATAAACTGTTAGCTGGAGCTTGCTGTTTAAGTTCTTGCTCTCTTCTTAGTAATTCTAAGTTCCATTCCTTAATTTGATTTTTAAGGTACTGAATAGAATTGTTAAGAGGTTCAGATAAATCTTTAGCAACTGCATCAACTTTTTTACCTGCATCAAGGTAAGGCTTTTTAAGTTCTGTCCTTTTCTCTTCAATCAGTTTTAAGTGATTGTTTACTGCGGATAACTTTTGATTTGCAATAGCTAAAGATACATCGTCTGTAACTTTAATTTGTAACGCTTCTTCAGATAACTGAATGAATACGTCTTTTGTAGATTGTAGTTTACTCCATTCTAAATCTACTCTGTCGGTTGTTGTGATTGTGTTCATGACTGATAGTTTTTATATGTATAACGTAAAAATTTGTACAATGTTACAAAATTAATAATCAATTTGCAAATTATTTTTGTAAAATCTTACAATTATTTTTTCTTACTAAACTTTTTCTTTGCTTCCGACTTAACTTTATCAAGACTGTTTAGTTCTCTTTTGTAGTTCTCGTTCAGTCTTTTTTGTTCGTTCTGTAACTTTGCTTCGCGGTCTTTAACACGTTTGCTGATGGTTTCAGGCATCAATATAGCTTCGTCAGGCAATACACAGAATAAAGCTACTTCGTGCATAATAAAGTAATAGTTACCTTCAAAACGAATAGTTCTGTTTTCAAGGATGTTAAACATTACTTTGCTTCCTACTTTGATACGAGGATCACAATTATCAGCAACAGCCATTACTCTACCAATATTATTTTCTTCGGCGCTTTCTGTTAAGATAATTTTTGATACTTCTTTTTCTTCTTTGATTTTTTCTAAAATCACTGACTTGTTTAGTGGAATCGGAAATCCTGCCGGAACATCGAATCCTTTTTTTGTTGTTTTACTCATGTTTATTTGTTTTATATGTTTTCCATTCTCCCATTATTGTGTCTGCTATTGTATATGCTACAATTTCTTTTTCTTTGTTATAAAAATTAATCCTGTATGACCCGTAGTTATCAGAAGTAAATAATCCCATTTCAACATCAAGTTTTAAATCATTTCCAAATTCAAGAATAATGTAATTTTCAATAATTTCTTTTAATGTTTTTACAAAATCTTTTTGTCTATTTTTCCAGTAATTATCTAACGTAGTAGTTGTTGTGTAGTTCATTTTCTTAAATCTATAAAGTAATTAGTTCTAACATTCATTAATTCATTTTTTACTCCGTGCCAATAAGGAACTTTGTTTTGTTTACAATTTTCCATTATTTTTTCTACTGATAAAATAGAACATTCTTTTGCTAGTTCTAATGTTTTGCAAACTTTTAAATACTGATTAAGTATGTAATTTGCTTCGTTTTCTACTGTTTTCATGCTCTTTGATTATTAAGTTAACAATATTTTCAGCATCCTTTTTTACATTTACCCAATGTTTATTTGTTTGACTTGGGTCATGCCACCTATTATCTAATTTTAAATCGTAACATAAATAGTTGTAAACCATTTCAATTAATTTTTGTTTTGTTTTCATGTTATTTGTTTTTAGTTGTGTTCATGTTAAACGTGTGATTAAAGCATAGCTTAATATCATTACTGTTGTAATGCTTAATTACGCCAGTATTCTCAAGAGCTACTGCCCAAATAGTATTTTCGTGTGGACCATAATCAATAATGAATAAAGCCATTCCGTCCCCGTGAGGCGTTGATACCCACAATATTTGTTTGAACTCATGTATTGTTGTCATTTCTTTTCGCTTAATATCATATCTAACAATACTGCGTAGTTAGCTAAGTCCAATACGCTATCTCTTATGCTCTCATTATTAGGTTCACCTTTATTGTTCAGTAAAACTCCCAATCTTGCAACCTTAGTAGCTATCAACGATAAACAATTAATTTCAGGGGAAACTCCTACTATTGCTCCTGCTGTTTTAAAGTTACTCAAACGGTCTGCGTTGGCATAATCGTTTCCTTTGCTCATCATTACTTCCGCCATTCTGTTAATCATTCTTTCGAAGTGGCGATGCTGTTGTTCTGTTGTCATTTTGTATTTAGAAATTTATCGTCAATTAATTTTATAATTTTATCAGACTTCTTTTTAGCAAATATTGATGTCTTTGATATTGACTTTGCAATTTTCTTTATTTGCTCTAATTCTTGATGAGTTATTTTAAACATGATTAAAAGAATGGATTACCATTATTGTTAGGTGTGTATTTATTTACTACTTCTTTATTTTCTCTTTTTTCTATTTCGTTAAGCGCCATTTTAAATTCAGATATTGTTACTCCATTACTAACGTCGTAACCTTTCCATTTTAATAAACCAATTTGTTTTTCTGTTGCTGGTTGTGCGCTGATAATTTCACTACACATTTTCTTTGTGTATTCTACATTAACTGTATCATATCCTAAACGAGCTATCCATGCTAATTGTTTTTCGGTAGCAGGCTCTTCCATCTTAATAGAGTTACTAATATAAACTTTTGGTAACGCGAATAAATCAACTTTAACGTCTTTTTTAGATGTAGCTACTACATAGGCTATCTTTCTTTCTCTTTCATCAATTAAGGCTTTCTTTTTAGCCTTAGTCATGAATACTTTCTCTTCCGTTGCTTTGCCTGAATCTAAGCTCCAAGCGTTAATTAGCTTGTGCCTTGTTGTACTATCAACAAAATCAAGTATGACACAATTCTGCCCGTATTTAGCAATAAAGTTCTCATCTTTTAAACGGGTGCCTCTGCCGATACATTGCAAATATTTAGATAACGACTTAGTCGGAGCGCAATTACCTATAACTCCCGTGTTTCTGTGATCGAATCCAGTAGTTAAAATACCTACATTAGTTAATACTTGTATTTTACCCGCTTTAAAATCTTTAATGGTTTGTGACCTATCTCCTGTTGATTCTTCATCAGACGAAACAGCATTACAAATAATTCCTTGTGATTTAAACTCTTCTGCTAAATGTAAGCTATGTTTAATATCAACACAAAAGAAAATACCCTGTCTTCCTTCTGCGTATGTTTTGTACGAATCTACAATTAGTTTATTCCTTTGAGGTATATCTACTTCGTTTGATAAATCTTTAGCGTTAAATTCACCGCCTGTTGTTCTGACGTTATCAAGTGATAAATCAGTTTTAATTCTTACAGCATCTAACTCGCACAAGTAACCGTCTTTAACTCCGTCCGCAATATCGTAACTATAAACTATTTTATCAAACATATTACCTAACTGCATACCATCTAAACGCGTAGGCGTTGCCGTTAATCCCAATAATAGTTTAGGTTCAAAGTATTTTAAAGGATCGGAGAATGTACGACTAAGGAATAGGTGAGCTTCGTCACAGATAATAGCATCAAAATGGTCTTTTGGTAATTTATCTAATCTTCTGTATAGCGTTTGAGCAGAAGCCATTACTACGCTTCCATCAGGATAAAAAGCATCTGCCTTTATTAATCCCATTCTGAATTTAATACCTCTACATCCGAACATTCCCGAACCATTATGGACCCAATTAATGAATCCTATATCTTCAACAGCATCAGTAAGCTCCTTATCAAACTTTTCGGATAAAAAGGCTAAGGCTGATTGTTGTACTAATTCTTCGGTATGGGTAATCCACAATACACGCTGAAAGTTAAATTGTTCTATGGCTTTAACGGCGGTAAAGGTTTTGCCTGTGCCGGTTGCCATTACTAATAACTGTTTCTTAACGCCATTGTCAAGTTCTTTCTTAACAGCATCAATAGCTTTGATTTGATAATCTCTTAATGGTTTCATTTATTACCTGATAGTTTAATGTTCTAAAAGCGGTTTTAAATAGCCGTAGACCGCTACTACGCTAACTTACGATTTAGTTTCTTAGTGGTTGGTTGTGAATGCTATTCACATTAACCAAACTTGAAAGCTTACGTTCTCTGCGCGCATCAGAGATTTTGTAGCCAAGACAGGTACTGCCCCTGTTTCTTAGTATTTTGCTTTTTATCGCGCAACTATGAGTTACTTTTACTCTACCTGACTATGTAATCGCGCTTCAAGTTATTTGTTTCTTACGATACGTGTAGCACCTATATTATTACATTAATGCTATTCTACGCTATGTAATAAGCCTCAACCATCAATCACAAACCTGCATAAAACAGGACTTACTTGAAACGCAACAATTTCGCAGGGGCTATGATTTTCTTACGGGAATAGAGCATAACAATTACCCTGCAATGCTTTTAAAGAACTAATTTGTGCAAAATTACAAATAAAATCATTACTTTCCAAATAAATTTTTACAAAAGAATAATGATTGTTGAAAACATTATTTAATTACCTGTATTTATAAGCTATTTTAATACCTCCTCAGAACTATCGGTATGTTACAAATTAATTTAGAATAAATCTAAACAAGTATCAATTTATCAGATAGTTAAGTATTAAATTGTAAAAACTTTACAATTACATAAAAATAATCAGCTTAATTATCAGACAGTTACAACTTATGTTAATGTAAAATTGTAATATGTATTGATTTTAAGCGTTTTATATTTTACATTTGCGTATAAATTTTGAATATTTTCAGAATTTATATAAATAATATAAAAACTATCAAAGTGGGAATCAACAGACAGGGAAACAATCGCAGGGTTCAAAAGACTGAAATTGAAACTTTATTGGATTTTAGAGAACTATCAATTCATAAATCCAATAGAGTTATTACTAAAAACTTTACAGCGTATATAACAGGATCCGAAACAAATCTTGCAAGACTACTGACGTTTTTAATATTTGAAGCAAAGAGAAATAACGTATTAGAATTTAATACTCACTTGTTAGTTAAGTACGGGCAATATTTAGAAGCTGTTCAAAATAAGTTTGGTAATGAAGTTAAGACGCGTAAAACGGTAATGTTTAACAGAAATGATTTTCAGCAGTTAGTAAGGTTAGGAATTATCATCCCAATTGTACCTAAAGAGAAATTGTTTTTAATAAACCCGGCGTTAACATACCATGAAGGTTACTACAATGAACAAGCAACTTACATGAAAGCTTACGAGAACATCTATGCGCTGTATGTTTTTGGAGGATACGATAAAAAGGTATTACATTCTTTAATAGTAACGGCGGCAAAAGAGTTTTATAATAATTGTTTAAATAAAAATATATGATAAATTGGAAAAAAGGAACTAAACTGGTTTGCATCAAATCATTTAGAGGAATTAACAAGATGGGACAAAAGTTGTCCTTTATACCTCCGCAAAAAGACGTAATCTATACGTTTGATAGAGTAAAAGGTTATGACGATACATTTTCTTGTTGGTACATAATGCTTGAAGAGTTTCCGGGAACAGGCGGATACAATCATTCTCATTTCAAGCCACTGAAAGACGTATTAGATTCTCAAAGTGAAGAGTTGGTAAAAGAATTAGAGGAAGAAATTAACCAAGAACAAATGATTGAACATGAAAGATAATATGTGGTCCACAGCTATAAGTGTTTGCGTTGACATATTGGAGCGCAGAAACTTTGAGAAGAAATTACCTGCTACTCATGGAGGAATATTCTATGACTATGTAGTTACTAAGTTTCCTATTGAGTTTTCAATGGAAGAGAAAGGTAAGATATGGTCTGATGTAATTAAGGAGTATAAACAAAAGAACGGATCTTATTCAGAACTATTTAAAACAGACTTAAAAGAAAACAGGACTTGTTTAAATATTTACAAGGGTGAGTTAGTAAGATTGTTTTTTAAGAACAACAAAGAGTTATTAAACGAATTTAAACCAAATCAAGATGTTAACAAAACTGATTGAAATACCCGCCGAAACAAATAATGAAAAGATAGACTTTTTATGCAGATTAATATCAATAACTGCTGATCCTGAAATCTTTGTCATCAAGACGTTGTTTAATATCAATAATGGTAAGCAATGCTTAATGGATACATACGCAAAGAATGTAGCCTGCATAAATGGTGATGTAAACATAAACACGTTTAATGTATCTTTGTCGCGGTTAATGAAAAAGAATGTAGTTGCTAAAATAGGTAAACTTTATTCGTTACATCCGATATTTTTAGGTATTAATGAATCAGAATCAATAACAATAAAATGGAAAAATTAATAAATAAATTTTTAGACTTATCAAAGTCAATAGAGTATCACTATCAGTTAGGCTTGAAAGATAAAATGGAACTATATAACTATTGCGACTACATAGGTAAGATAGATTTATATATTTTTTTCCTAAACGAGAAAATAACTTTAAATAAATTAATGTATGGTTTAACAAAAGAAAATTCTGGTAAAGGCAGGAGCGTTCCTACAAAGAAATATTTAAAAGACGGTAAACAAATAAATACATTTACTTATAAAAGTATGAGTAAGCATCAATATCATATTGAGCGTAAAAAGACTTATAAGCTAATAGATAATATTAAGTATTTACACTCATATAAAAAGAATCTGAATGTTTACTTTCTAGACAATAACCTGTATTCTAATAATGAAAGTTTAATAAAGAGAATAGTTGCTGAATTAAATAATATTGATGAATTTATAAGAAAAAACAAACCATGAGCAAAGCAGAAGAAATCCGTAAAAAGTTCGGAGTTAAAAGTGAGCAAACTACCGAAGTAAAACAAATCTATGACGAAATAGAAAGAATAGCCGATAAGTGTAAGTCTTTAATTTGGCACGATCAGATAAGCCATAATGCTATGAAGGAGTTGAAGAAACAAGGTTTCTCGGTAGGATATGAAAATAATTGTTACATAATAACTTGGTAATTATGAAGCCTGAAGAAAAAGCGAAAGAACTTTATTTAAAATATTATATTCCTGATTATTGTTTTGCTAAAGCCGGCATGAGTTCAGATTGGAGACAAACAGCATCTAAAAAATACGCAACAATGGTAGTTGATGAAATAATTGACAACGGGATAAAGTGGATGCCTGAAGTTGACTGGTGGATTGAAGTAAAAAAACAAATACAATTAATATGATACCTAAAAAGAAAGCAGAGAACTTAAAAGAAAAGTTCGGTAAAGAAACAGCGTTTAAAGTAGTAGATGAGATACTTGATGCTATTAAGGAATATCAGTACAGTGCTTTAATACATAAGCAGGTATTTGATTATTGGATAGATGTAAAAGGCGAAATAAAAAAGTTGCCTGCAACATAAAAATTTAACACTTTTTATTTGGAAATTAAATAATCATTTCCTAAATTTGCATTCATACACTTTTTTAAAGTAGAGCGGGGAAGTTTACCTGATAGTTCTTCTCCGCTTTTTAAAGTTAAAAACATTCAGGGACGAAAGTTAACAGAGTATCGTTTTTTTAAACGCAACAACAAAAGTGAAAGACATTGTTTACACACATACAGAAATTAGCTCTGCCGTAAAAGATGGTCAAAAACCATTGCGTAAAGTTGTTGTTACGCCGGAGGGCTTTCGTCATTTAAGAATAAATCCGCAAGTAGTTAAGGTTATATCCGATGAGGGTAATTTAAAGTTACTTGCGGTATTTTTAAGACTAAAATCTGTTTACAGTAATTCTTGCATATACAATGTAACTGACAGTAAATTGGCGGCGATATTAAAAGTATCACGTCAGACAGCAAACAGGTTAAGAAACCGTTTAGAGCGTTTAGGCTGGGTAAAGTATCACGGTAACAACTTAATGTTATTAAAGGTAACAGAAATAAGCCATGAGTATATTCAGAAAGACGTTGAAGGTTTCAGCAGAAAGGCTAATGTATATTTAGAAGTAAAGAGTAAACAATTAAAAGACATTGAAACCTATTTAAGGTATTTAATAATAAAGCAGAAGGAGATAAACAAGAACTACTTATTGGAGTTACGTCAAGACCTATCTAATCCGAAGAGTGTTAAGCAATTTAAAAAGTTAGCAGAGCGCTGTAAGAAATTAGGCATAACAGCCTTAAACGGTGAAATTGACTATCAGCTTCAAATAAGTTATAAAGGACTTGCAAAGCTTCTAAACTGTTCAGTAGGATCCGCCTACAATTACCTCCGTAACCTCGCGCGGAAAGAAGTTCTCAAAGTACACACCAAAAGAGAAGTAATAAAGAAGAACATACAAGAACATATATGGAACGACTTCCTGTCCTACCAAGATGTATATAAGAACTGCTTCTACTCCTACGGATACATAATAAAGAACCACTGCAATAAATATAACCTATTAGCATAATGCTCATATTTTGAATATAATATATCCGAAGAATTCATTCCGCAAGGAATACCCTAATGTATTTTAAAAAGTATTTAAGAATCTAAAAGGATAATAAGTACCAATAAGCAATATCCTACAAGCATAACAAACCTGCCTACCCAATCTTAAATACACCCCATAATGTCTAAATAATAGCTAAATAATGTCTAACCATACCCATCAACACCCAGTAGACATTTTATACCCCTGATTAGTATTATATCACCTTTGGGGGAGGGATATAAAACCTACCTACCTATCTATCCTCCCTATTTACCCATTTTTCTGCCTTTTAAGAACACTTTTCCATCATTACCTTGCCTACCTACCATTAAATACATTTAAGTGGCTTAAATCGGCTAAAATCAATTATTGCAGTAATGACTGGACTGTAATCTTTCACCGTATAATTTATTTCTCAAGCCTTTTAGCTTGGCTGTTATTTGATTCTGATATATTTGAATAATCTTTTCCAGCTCATCAGGATTTAATATCTCTAGTAGTATTTTTTGGTTACTGTCTATGCCATTTTTGTACTTTTCAGGGTTTAAAATCTGTAATTGCAGTATGATAGTATGGATTAATACTGCTTTTAATTCATCTTTACTCATAACGTTAAATTTTTGGTTAAAAATACACTAAAAAATTGGAAAAAAGGCATTTTTGTAACTGCTTAATTTATAAATAGTTAGTCTACTTTGTCCACCGAGCGAAGACAAAAATTTCAGCACCTAAAAATACCTTAAAAAATGGGTGCCTTTCCTACCTTATTTTAACTATAAAACCATATTTAAAGACTTTAAAGTATCTGAAAAGTCTGCTACGGTACCGTTAAAATTAAATAATATATGACGCCCGGCGGAGCCATCGGCAGAACATTGCCGGCAGAAATACTCATTTTTAGCCTCATAAAACGTTAAATGATGTTTTATTGATTCTTCACCACAACATGAGCATGATTTTTCATTAGCGTCAATCATTGGA